CACTATTAAAGTAAAAACCATTACTATTAGGATCTTGTACTTGAAATGTTGTTGGTGAACTACTTCCTAATAAATTAAAAGTAGTAGTAGTTCCCGCGGTTATGTTTACAATCCTGCTTGTGTTTATAGTTCCATTAATATTATAAATATTATTACCAAATGTGACAATATTCCATGCGCTACCGCTCCATTGGTAATAAGTAGTATTGGAGATGACATAGCAAATCATACCCGTTTCCAAGGTGGTTGAAAAACCACCGCCAGCGCTATTGGTTGAAAGACTATCCCTGCCTGCCGTTGTTGTAACGATATGCCATCCACCGTTTAATAAATTGGCGTAACCTGTTATCGTATTATCGGCGGGATTGTTTTTAATTATTGGTGTAGCAATCTTTATACCTACTGTTTGGGCTTGTAAGTTTACTTTTAAGCCAAAAAGTAAAATAAGCAATAATATTAATTTACTTTTCATCTTAATTTGTAGTTATAGCGTAATTTGAACTTGTAGCGGCATTAAGGGTGTACACAAAGTAATTTTGAACGTATCCCGATGCATTCGTAACACTTACTGTTGTCTGATTAAAAGCACTTGTCACATTAAAGCCATTCACGTCAAAAATATTATTGATAGCGCCCTCACTTGATGGGTAAGCGAAATACGGATAATTACTTCCGCTTGCTGTAATTACTAATCCGGTTTGCGCTTTGCTTGCTGATAACGGATTACTGCCCCCGGCTACCGCTAAAATTATAGTTTGATTGGGTGTTGCTGACGCTGATCGTCCGTAATAAAATTCTGGTAATCTATTATAAGTTGTGCTTGCGGTAGCTATTTTACTGTCTATAGTTGTAACCGTTTCTGTAAACGTTATCGAACCTGTTGCCGGAATTGTTACCGACTGTGTGCCGCTAATAGTCCCCGGTTGTGATGGTTGGCTACCGAACACATTTAAACTACCCGGATTGATAACTGCGCTGGCTATTGTTGCCGTAGCCGATTGCCTGCCGTAACTCCAATTTAATGTACCAGATGAACTTGAAGCTGATACTTCTAAGTTCACACCACCACTTAACGAGGCTGTAGGCGGTTGACTTTGATTAAATAATTGATATATTACACTTTGTGGCGATCCAGTCGTTATTACAAGCCCAATTGTTGGTATACTGGTCACTGTAAACCCATTTATAGTTGAACCACCTCCTAAATCTGAAAGTCTTACAACATCATTGGGGTTTACCGGTGTTGTTAGTACTTGAGTTTCTTTTTGAAAAATATAAGGTTGACTAATTATAACTTGAGCATCAACCTTAAAATAAACGATTGCTAATAGCAGAAATATTATTTTTTTCACTTTTCACCCTCACTTTAATCGCAATAAAAATAATACAATTTTTCAATTAAATAACAATTTCATTTCCTTGTGTATTTATACCTCCAATTTGACCAACCGAAACTGCTATTATTTGTAAAACTGAATTTATGGCATTCCCCGGCGTAGATGTTCCTACATCTAAAAACCAATCTAATGTAGTTGTTCCGCCACTTAATACAACATTGAAAGTATCATTCAAATTATAAAAAGCGCCATTTATTTTTAATGCTCCTGCTGGATTACTCATTGATAAAGTAATAACTTTAAAAGTAACACTTGCTGTTCCAGTTCCATTTACAACTGTATGCCATGATGCTGTTTGTCCAGTTGTAGCATATTGCGTATTACTGAAAAAAAATGTATAAATAGATGATGAAAGAGCTTGAAAATATCTTTTTATCATTATGCTGTCTGACTTAATACATATGAAACTTCTGGTAACCCTAATTCATTTATTCCTGCATAAATCATCGTTAATAAATTTGTATTATTTTGAGCGTTGCTTAACTGACCACTTTCTTTTAAAATTGTTTGTCCTGCTCCTGCTGTAATTGTTAAGGTAATTCCTGATCCAAAAGTAAATTTTAATCTCTGAATAACGCCTGGCACCGCTCCTGCAAAATTAAATGTTATCGTACAATTTGATGGTGCTGATGCAAAAAACACGGCTTGATCTTGTGTGAATGTTGCAACATATGATGTACCCATTGATGGAATTTGTACGTTATGTAGTGCTGTTGCAGATTGCAATGCTGTGATTTCGGCTTGTTGAGACACAAGCGTAGCTAATAAAGTTTTATTATCAATGCGATATTGATTCATGTTTCCTGAAAATAACGGAGTATTTCCAGTTGGTGAACCTGATGTTGTAGCATAATTTACATCATAAATATCAGCAACTACAGCATCATTAAAAGTATATGGCATTATACCTGTAATATTTGGGGTTAAATATTGTCCCTCATTAAAGTTTGAGGCTATATAATACCACGTTCCATTCAAATAAAAAAATCCTGGTGTATAAAAATTTGGCGTTCCTGATGTGTAAACAAGCCCTCCAACTATTGCAAAGTCGGTTGTGCCTAATCCTGCACATGCTGTTATAGCGTCTAATATTTGCTGATTTGCTGCGGTTATATCCTGAATGTAAAGCGGATTATCTATTAATGCTCTACTTTGTCTTATGAAAGGAAATTGAATCAAACTTGCCATTTTATTTTTTTCTTATACCCATTTAGAACGTGATTATAGTGTAGGACAACCCTTCTAATGCCATTTGTGCAACTGTTGCCGTTAATTGTGATAAATTAGCCGAATATGGAACATGTATTACTGCATTTACAAAAAATTGTGGTTCATTAAAATTCCGTGCAAAAGCTATCGGTAATTCTCCAAAATTTCGTGCAAATAATATCGGTTGTTCATTAAAATTTCGTGCAACTGTTTGTCCGTTTCCTGCTTGTGTTATAAAAATACGGTTAAGTACATTATCATACAAATAATTCAAAACATTAGTCAATTGACCTACTTGGAATTTACTATTTGCTATCAATCCATTTATTACCCGTTCTGCTTCGTATTGCTGTAATGGCCCTACTAAAGGCTGTAATAGGCATGCACAATATTTGTATAGCCAATTAACTTTACCGGCTGAATTAACGCTGTAATAAGCCCGTAAGGTTTCATAAAGGCATTTGCCTACATCCAAATGACGAAAACGTACAGTAGGGTTGTTTGCCATTTTATTACGAAGTTACAGGATTGAAGACTACCCCTGTCAGTACAGCAGGGTCGTAATTAAAATAACCGCTTCCGAGTGCTACAAAATCAGAAAAAGGAACGCTATCTAATGTTGTTCCATCTATAAAAAAGCTTCTCATTCCAGGCACGTTGGTTTGCATGTACTGTTCTAAATCTGTTACGTAAAATTCCCCGTTCAATGCAAAAGTATTTTGAAACGTTGTCAAAGCGTTTAATACATTGCTTTGTAAAGTTGGTAAATCGAAACTTGAAAGATAAGTTGCTGTTGATGTGAAAAATAAAACGTTTCCCGGTACTGAAATTATATTTAATGGCAAATCAAGTATTTCAAAGTTCAACATGTAAGCCTGAAAAGCTGTCAATTGTGGTGCTGTCAAAGGCGCTAAACCTCCGCTTATTCCGGTCGTTGCAACTTTCAAAAAGAATCCTGATTGTTGAAATGCTGCCTGTGAAATTATCTGTTTTGTCGTGTCAATAACTGGGTAAATCAAGTTTAAATATGGTGCGCCTGTTACTGGATTTATTGCTTCGTTTATAACTAAGTTATCACCATACTGAAAAGCAAGTGCAACCCCTGTATAATAAAGTGCTTTTCCGTATCCTTGCTGTGAAATTAAAAGGTTTGTAATTATGCTTTCTGAATTGGCTATTTCGGCAATAACGTTATCTAAAACCTGACCAATGGCAATGGCAATTTGTTCATCAATAGCGGTAACGCTTAGATTGGTGAACCCAAGTGCGGCCAAATTATTGTTGATTTGTTGTATCGATGAAGCCATTAGTTATAATTATTGATTACATCCATTCTTATGTTGACTATCCCTGAAAAGTTTCCGCTTGTCCATGTGAAATAAACCGTTCCTCCTGCTATAAAATATTGTTGTGCTGTGACTATAATAGTATTCGTTATTACAAGGTCGCTTAATATTTCCTGGCCATTTGGTGTAGTTCCTATCCGTAAAGTCGGTGCTGATGAGATATTCGTTATAGAAATAGTTGTTACCATAACATTTGCGCTTAAATCCTGTGAAAAGTTTTGGTTTGCATCTACATATTTAAACGGTGGGTTTATCGTTCCGTACAACTCGAAAAACATGCTGTTAAGCGCGTTACGAACGTTGAGTCCACTTTCTAAATTCGCTATGTATTGAAGTCCCATCTATTTCCCTTTCTAATTATCAAGCCACCTGTCGGTATCGATCCATTGGCTTGGATCGTCCAGCCAGTAGCCATACCGCAATATCCATAAGTCTGCCCCGCTAAGTTGTTCAAAAATAGCATTTATTTGTTCATAAATATCCGCAATAGAAAAATTGTTAGCTGGATAGCTGTTTAAGGCTCTGAAATTGTTTAAGTTAAGGTTGGCTGATGATGGTATTGCAACCTTTTGACCTGCATATAAGGTCGGTGTCCAGTCATTAAAACTATTTGCGTCAAGTATGCTTCCCCAATTTTGAATATCACCTGTTGAGTTCATTACTACATCTCCAATTGTGGAAAGTGGCGTAACTATAAAATATGTATTTGTATCAATCGTTGGTAAACTTGCAATCGGTGTATCAACTGGAATGGCATTTTCTAATAGTAAAAATATTGCGTTTATCTGATCGTATATGTCCGGTATTGAATAGTTATTAGCAGGGTATTGAACTAAATCAGCAATGTTTCCAACGTTGGTATCAGTGCTTACTGGTATCTGTAAAACTTGGCCGTTGTAAAGTGTAGGTGTCCAGTCTGATAAAAAGTTGACGTTAAGGCAATCAGACCAGTTTGTCGAGGTAATTAAACCGCAATTGTTGAGTACAAAATCCCCAAATGTTTCCCCAGCACGAATTTGATATTGCACCCTTTATTTTTTTATTGCGTAAATATAAATAATTAACAATAAAAAAAACAGATAACTAAACCTCGCGTTCTGTTATCTGCTAACCAATTATCTGATGTAAAGATAACTATTGTTTTCGTATTTGCAAACTTTATTTGAAAATAATTTAAAAATATTCTACAGAGGCAGCGAAGTCGAATTGTATGTTTGGTGGATTAGTAACACGATTCCATGAAGCTTGGCCACCGTCCGCGCCTACCTGTTGCGCCCACCGATTAAGTTGAAAAGCTGCTTGTGCTTCATCTCCACCCTGCACCTGCGAATTAAATCCTATTCCGGCTGCTGGGTGTAGTATATTCATAGCTCTTGCTTCAAGTAAAATTGTCCCACACTGGGTGCTAATAATACTTTGTGAAGCTGTATTTTCAAAGTCCCCGTTTGGGGCAAAGATCATATCTCTTTTGATGGGGTCGAAGACTAAAAATGCCATATTTTTATTTATTGAGTTATTACCGTTGATTGGATGTCGCTTGCTTTTGTTACTGGATTTATCATTCCTGTTTCCTGGCTTACTGTTGCTGCTGCTGTACCTGTACCTGATGATAAAGCAAGTATATGGGTATGGCCGTTATATTGCTGAATTAAATTATTAACTAAGTTTTCAAGTGCATTTATTTTTGTTACCAATGGATTGACTAAAACTAAACCGCCATTATTTCCATCGTTAAATTGCGTATTTTTTGCTGAAATAAAAAGATTGTTAATTGGCTGAATATAATAATCGCTTACTTGGTCGAAGCTGTCTATCTGGGGTAGTCCGCGATGGTTATCCCGCCATTTTACAAGGCAATGCGACCCTATTACTGGAATTTCAAAAATAGTCGCTTGTGAGCCTTTTAAAACGCTTGTGGTGACATTTGAATAAGTTACTTCATTGATAGTTATATCGACCGTAAAATCATTATTAACTGCGGTTACAATTCCATCTATTAATACAGTTGCCCTTAATTTATTTTCTACAAACTTGTTTAATGCTCTTAAAAAAGAAAATGAAGTCGTACTATCCATAGTTGTAAAAGTACAAGTTTTTAAAATAAAAAAAGTCCTACATTTCTGTAAGACTAATTTACCCTGAAAACGTATCAAGGTGAAACAAGGTTTCTTTTTAAACCAATTCCAAAATTGATGAAAGTGCTTTGTTATCTATTCCTAAAGCTGAACCGGTGTACTTACTTTCAATCCTGGCGTTTTCTTTTTTAGATATTGGCATTTTGTGGGTTGTGTAGTGCGTAACGCCTGAAAACAATCCCCAAAGTGTTTGGCCTTTGCTTTTCATTTCAGTTGAAATACTGCCTAACAATTCCTGTGAGCGGTTAAGTGCGTAACCTGAATATTTTTCTTTTGCTTCTGCAATTCCCAAATTCATATCAACCCCGGTCACTTGGTTTACAATCATTCCGATGTTTGCCTTTTTAACGGATATTTCAGAAAGTGTAATGAACTTTTCAAAAAGGCTTTTTTCCTGTTCGATAATTCCGTTAATACTCATTATTGATTGCTCAACTTTAGCGTGGATTGATTGTGTATGACGTGCGCTGTTTTTAAGTTCTTTTTGTGCGTATGCAAATGTGTTACGGCAGCAAATTGTGAAGTTTACGGCTCCCCATTTTAGTGATGTTGTGCCGTCATGTGAATTAATTCCGGTTACAAACCCTTCAACTGTAGTTCCGTTTTTGCCTAAACCTTCTATTGTGTTTCCGGTTTTCAATTGTAAGTAAACTTTACCGCCGTCATTGAACTTGCCGCCTGAATGAAGTTCATAGCCTGTTTTTTCGCAAACTCTTAAAAGCAGTTCGCCTAATTGATAGTTTTGGAAAGGCTCATAACCGTCTTTACAGGTTGAAAATGTTGTTTGAGTATCATCTCTTACAATGCCGAAAAATCCGGTTTCTTTTTGATTAGGTAATAACAAAGGCAGTTTTGATACTTTCCAGTTTAAACCGTAGGTATCTAACATTTCATTGATTAGACTTTCATCACTAAAGATGTTTGATAAAATTTGATCTGCGAAGTTTGTTTTTGAAGTTTCCATTTTTGATACGTTTTAAATTTCTTTGTCTGAATTGACGATTCAAAGATATAAATAGTTTTTACAAATACAAACTTTATTTTAAAATAATTTATCAAACAAAAAGCCTTTGATATAATCTCTGGCTTTTTTGTATTTTTATACCGACGAAAATATAAAATACAATGACAAATATAACAGAAAAACCTATCTATGTTAGCCGTGAAGAAAAAAATGGTGTTACACAAGAATTAGTTAAACAGCTTTTTGATTATCGAGACGGTTTTTTATACTGGAAAGTATCACGAAGTAATGTTGTAAAAGTTGGCGATAGGTCAAGTTTTATAATGCAAGCATCAAAAAATTCTAAAATATATTATGGTACATCTATTAATAGTGTATTATACAGGTGCGCAAGAATTATATTCTTTTATCATCATGGATACTTTCCAAAATTTGTAGATCATATAAACCGTAATACTTTAGATGATCGAATCGAAAATTTGAGAGCTGCTACATATGAAGAAAACATGAGAAACGTTACCCCTAAAAAAAATAAACCATCACAATATTTAGGCGTTTTTTTAGCAGAAGGTAAATATTGGGTAGCTCAAATACATGTTAATAGAAAAACAATAGGATTAGGATATTTTAAAACTCAAGAATTAGCGGCTTTAGCTTACAATCGTGCTGCGGTAAAATATTGGGGCGAATTTGCTAATTTGAATATAATACAACCTAAATAATTAGGTTTGTACAATTCCACTGCTTTTAATTGTTTGGCCTTTTAAAAATGAATATTCTGGAACATTAAGCCATGCTACTTGAATTTCACGGTGAAAACCACGTTCCGACAATTCAAAAAATACCCCAATAATATAATATTGACCGTTCTTTTCGGGGTAACGACGATCTAAATAATTGACTATGTAAAAAAGATCACATTGGGGATATAAAAGCAATTCTAACTTTCCATGATAACGATGCTGTTTTGCTTGTAACAAAGCTGCATTCGAAAGAATATCATAAGTATTGCCAACATTATTTACATTATAGAACCAACATTCCTGTTGTATGCCGGATGAATCTCCGACTTCTACATAGTTTCTCGTTCCATTAGTCGCTTCGAACCAACATTTTAATCTGATTTTTTGAAAAGATGCTAAATTGGTCTGTAACGAAGATTTTATAACATTCCTGCCAGTATCTAAATTTATTGCGCCGATTGTATTTGAAGCAATATTCACATATAACTGATTGCCAATGAAGCTAATATTCAGTCCTAAATTTTTTTTGAAGTATTCGAGAATAGATGCAGGTGACATATTTATGAACGTCAAATTTACCAGCGTCATGTCCAAAGTCGGCAATACTAATTCGGCATGTGGCGATGAAGTCCCAAATTTTGCGTTCTGTAAATCTATTTGAGTGTTAGCAAACGCGACTAATTGTTGTAAAAGGTCGGTAAATTGAACTGATTTGTAATTAACTCCCGTCCCGCTGTTCTTAATTTTTGTGCCTGCCTTGTTGGTTGTGTGAACCTGTTTATCTCCAAAAATTCCTAAGTTGAAAAAGTAAATATAATCCAAGCACTTTATTGTTAATGGCATCCCAAGTATGAAATCAAAAACGTAACCTTGAAATATTTGTATTGGTGGATAACCTACGTAATTAGCTGTTATAGTTATAGGGCTGCCTTGTGGGAAAGTATCGGTTCTTATCGCGGTTAAATATACCTTAGTTGTGTTTGGATCGCTATAGCTGATGTATGAGTTCAACGGGACAATTATATCAGCCCTTGCACCTATGTTTTGAGCATCGTTAGACGTTTTAACCTCAACTACTGTAGTTAATAGCTGCCCGTTAATAACCACTGAAAGCTGAGTGTCGAAATACATATTGGCTATAAATATAGCTATTAATCAATAAAAAAAGCCCCTAATAAATTAGAGGCCGATTCCCGCATTAAACTTTTGCGAGAAAATATGCAGGTTTTTTTAAATATGGCAATCGTAAATGCTCAATAAAGTATCTTCCGGTAATTCATCAATCATTTTATTAAATTCTCCCGACCATTCTTTTTGATCTTTTTCGTTTGAAACACAAGCCAACCAACCCATTTCGCCTTTCTCGTACCATTTTCTATCTCTTATAAAAGCAAATGTACTGATTGTATTATTATAGGCGTTTGTTAAATATTCTTCCCTTGTAATAATAAAATCATCGCAAGAATCAAACATATCAATTATTTTATCTTTTTGAGCTTTTGCCCAGGCAACTAAACGAGGTTGAGAAAAATAATACGGCCTCGATTTGTCATTGCCGTATCCCATTCTTTCACCGATAGACTTCCACGTTTCATTAACTGGCAAGTCTTTTAATATTATCATTGCCGTATCGTATTTTTTTGCTGCCTTATCTATGCTTTCATTTCTCATTAAATCAAAATCTATATATTTTTTCAATGATTGATCGGCAGTTCCTTTTTTTGCTTCTTTGGTCATTAAGCCTGGTTCACCTCTTTGCCCTAAAACTTCAAGTCCATCTTTAAGTTTAAAAAATCCAGTACAACGACCTCCTAATAAATACCAATCCCATTTTGAATTTGGATTTGTCCATGTGCCATATTTGCCCTCTTTTTCATCCCTCGATTTATAACCGCACCATTCTTTCATATATTCATCAAAAGTTGAATAAAGTTCTTTTAGTAACATTTCTCTTTGCTCTAAATATTCGGGTACTTTATGAGTATCCGATCCGGTTCCTAAAGTTCCTTTAATTCTAAATTCATCATCCCATGTATTAAGTATTCTACCATCAGGCATAATTACCTTAGTTGTAGTATCTGTTTCATATTGTGATAAATATTCTTCTTCATCACTTTCAAAAACCATAAATTCATCAGGACAATCGCCCATGTTATTTTCCTGATAAGGTGCTAATTGTTTTTCTGGGTCATTCCCAATTACTAATACTGTAAAATGTGACATTTTGCAAAAGTTTTGATTTGTTAACGACATTGTTAACGCTTCAAATGTATAATTATGTTTTTATTTTTGCAAACTTTATTTTAATTATATTATAATAGTCTGCCCAGGCTGATTTTCCACTACCTTTAGCTTAACAGGAATATTGAGACTTCCTCTTACTGTCGCCGGTTGTATATCCTGAATGATTATCGATGATATTTTCAACCCGTTTAAGTAGGTGTTTTGGATGGTTTGAACTGTGTTTACTTCCCAAAGCGTCCACAAGTTATTTAAATTTATTTGCGGAAAGGGATTATTTATTGCAGGGTTGCCAATTCCTGGCTGTGTCCCGACTGGCCTTATAGTAAAATCAAAGGTTATTTCATACGGCTTTCTACTGATATGTTCGAATACTGAAACCCCGTCTATGATATGACTTTCTGCTAAAATCTTTTTCCCATTTAAGGTAATTATCGTGTCTAAAGGTAGTTGAAACCCGTTTAAGGATTGGATAGTTTGCAATTGAAAACCGTTCGCGCCAGTTCCTTGTGTAGTTATCTGGCCTATAAAAATAAAGGATGGATTATTAGTTAAATCCCTTGGTATCGGTACAAAATTAGCCGGTATCTGTGCAGGTGTTTGTCCATTATAGTCTATTGTTGTTGGCACTTGTGGGATAGGTGCAAGCGGTGGTTTCGGTGGTATGGTTGTTCCTGCGTATTGTACGGTCGGGTCAACTAATGGTATTCCGTTTATTATTGGCATAGCTTTAAATTATTGAGAATTAGTGCTGTCACTAAAATTATTCAACATTTCTGTCATCTTTTCTATTGCTTCATCGGCTTGTGATTTTGATTCTTTTACACCTACATTTTGTTGGAATGGCCCATGAAAATCTATTTTTATAATTTTTGCAGAACCTAATCCTCCGCTTGCTCCTGAAAGATTAGATGTATGTGTTGCATCACCTGTAATTCCACTTCCTGGATTGCTATAGCTTAATGGTTTTATTCCTAATTTTTGCAGTTGCAATTGTTTAGTTTGTAAATCGTGAAGCGTTCTTGTATACCCGCCAATCGTTTTTTGGGTTTCATTTAAAGCCTCATTAAGTTTATCGGATGTTTTATTTGCTGCTGATGTTGATGTATAATCCCCCCCGAAACCTCTCGATCCTAAATAATTTAATGATGCTTGTTTTGATGCTCTATCGTAATCCTGAACCGCCTGCTTTGTTTTAACTAATTGCGGTTGTAATTGTGTTGCTAACTTATCCTGAATTTCTTTTATTTGACTTGAAATATCAGCATATAAAGCACTTTTTTGACTTTTATCTAAACCGCTTAAATTTGAATAGGCAAGGTCAATTTTATTTTTTGATTCCTGCGATTCCGCAAAAGCATCGCTGATTTGTTTTATTCCGCTTAATTTTTCTACAGTATCATCTATTTCCTTATTCCATGTTATAAATTTTTCAATCAATAACCCAATGCCTACAACTAATGCGCCTATCCCAGTTGTTGTTAAAGCTGATCTAAATCCTTCAAATGCAAGCGTACTTCCGTCAGTCATAACAGTAAGTTCGCCCATTGATAAAGCTAAGATTCCATTTTTTACTGCGACCGCTTCTGTTATTAATGCTACTCCACCCATTACAGCTTTATACCCTATCCAAATTGGAAGTAATTTTATCGCAATAGCAACTAAGTCTTTTATATGCTCTATGAAAAATTGAATTACCTCTGAATTAAACCCGGTTTTTATAGCGTTAACTATCTTTGTAAATGCAGGTATTAATGATACTTCAACCTTTGAAATTACTTCGCCTATTCTGAATTGAAGTTCTTCCCATTGTTTAGAGGCAACTTGTATTTTACCTGCATCTGTTAACGCGAATGCTTGTGCCTGTCCTCCAAATTCCGTGTTTAATTCCTTTAAAATTATTGCTTGTGCTGCTACTAAATTACCTTGTGCAACATAATTTTTGATACTATCTCTTTGTGTTTGTGAAAATTCAACCCCCATTCTTTGCAAACGGGTCATACCTTTTAACGGGTCATTTATAGCTTTACCGATCTGTAAGGCTGCATCTGTCATACTTTCTTTAAAGAACGTAGCGAAGTCGGCGACCGTTTTGGTCGTTTGTGTAAACGTTCCCCCACGTATGTCATGGAATGAAAGTAACATACCTTGCGCATCTAAAATTTCATCTCTTTTAGCTATAATTACTTTGCTTAATTCTTTGGCTTGGTTCTGGATATCTTCACTGCTAAATCCTGCTGCAAACTTTGTTGACTTTAGAACCGTATCGACCCTTGTAACCGCCTTTTCAAGCCCTTCAAACGCTTCTTTTGATTTTTCGATAAACTCCCACCCTTCGAATAATGCAGTTATTCCTAAGCCAGATAAAAGCAGTCCTTTGAGGTTTTTGAAGGTCTCCCCCATGCGTTCGCCCATTGCCTCAAAATGTTCTGAAACTTCTTTAGTCGTAACTTTTGCTTTTACGCCCATTGATTCCAAAGAGGCTTCAACCTCTTTCATTTTGGCAGATACCAAGTTGTTGGCGCTTATGGTGAATCCGTATTCTGGCATATCTTTACTCCTTCATAAAAGGTGCTTGGAGCAACATTAAATGCTCTGTTAACATTATACTGTAATCTAAATATTCCTGACTAAACGGTGTTATGTCGTTTAGTATACTTTCCGGTAAAAAAAGGAAAGATCGGAACAATGTTTTCTTATAAAAAACAGCATCCCGATCTATTAATTCTTTTATTGCCTTTTTATGGTCTTCGTAATTGTTGGTTATTTCGGAATTAAAACTGCAAAAAAAGGGGATATTTTTTCATTCAAAAGCCACATTCCGAAGATTATAACTGCACCATTATCGTTTAAAAAGTTAATCTTATCATTGCCGTTAAAGTTTTCATCAACAACTAAAAGCACGTCAATTGCTTTTTCTGTTATATCGATTAAAGCTTCATGGTCAAGTTGTAATTCGCCTTCGCCTTTTGATTTAAACACACTCATTAACAATGCCTGTAATTTGCGTTGTTCTTTGTCTGTCCTTGAAAACTCTTTGAATGTTGCGGTTTTTTTTACTTCTTTTTCGATGTGCATCCCCATTGTTCCGGCGGTTGTATCGAAATAGGCTGGGTCAATGAAAGAAATCTCTTTTTGATAAACTAATGACATAATTAAAATTTGGTGCTATTACCCTCACTTTTCACCCTCTTTTGTTAAACGCCTAAACCTATTGCAAGCCAATCTAAAGAAACTAAAGTCTCTTTATCTTTCGCTTTTATTGAACTTGAATCGCTGTTACAATTTACAAACTGATATGACTTAGCAAATCCACCTGTTAAGGCTGCTACGGCCAGTTGTGCGCCCCTTATTTGTATTGATGAACTAAATCCACATACAGCAAGTAAAGCGTTTATTTCGCCTAATTGCAGCGATATTTTGCCGTCATATTTATTTTCGTTTGACTGGTTGCCTATCGGGTCTGCCTGACCTATTGCGTAAATTAATTCACCTGATGATGTATCGTTAAAATCAAAAGTTTGAACAGTTTTTAATGGTACTGCAACAATTCCCGTAGCTGTAGGTATTGTTATGAAAATACTACAGGTTGCTGAATTTATTACGAGTTGATTAAGATTTGCCATTTTATACTGTTGTGCTAAATGTTACCGTACCTGTTACGTTTCCTAAAACTGTTGATCTGGTGATTGTCAAAGTGAAAAATACCGCGCCTGTTGCATTGTAAGTTGGCCCTGTTATTACTAACGTTGCCCCTACTATATCCCCGTTATTTACAAGAGGTACGATGTAGGTTTGATTAAAGGCATTCTGCTGCGTTGCAATCCACGTTGGTAGTAATTGTCCTGTCGATGGCAAAGAAGGCAATGTAGACCCCTTAAACTGCGTGAAAAAGGCTAATGCGTCTGCGCTCAATGCGTTTGCAACTCGATTGTATTCCTGGCTTGATTCTGCTAAGGCTATCGATGTACAAGTTGCCCCGTCATTCCAGTAAAATCCACTTTGTTCAAACTGTGTGCAAAGGAACATGTATTGGCTATTTCCAAGCGTTGTAATCGTTCCGTTTTGACCTTGTGTTAATGCACCTACTGGTGTCCCACCTGTTACTGCATAACCTCCGTTTGATGTTGTAAATGATGTATGTCCGGCTACACTTGTGAATGTTTGTCCTGGCTGATAAGTTATACCGTTGTATGTAATCGGTGCAGCTATAACCGTGAAAACATATCCTATTGGTAAGTTTCCACCTGTTCCTGATATAACGTTTTCTCCAATAAGAACACCATTGGTCAAATATGCCGTTGGGGTTGTTACTGGGCCGTCTGCTACCGCTCCAAATCCATGCCCTACACTAATCCTTGCAAAACGACCCAGTGCCAACCCTACACCTCCTACCCCGTTTGGTTGGGTTCCGGTGATACACAAACTTACTGACTGCGCGTTTTGATTCGTCATTGTCGGTAATTGTGCAGGAGTTAAGTTAGGGTTCATATTATTACCGTCCAAAATGGCTGACCACTGGAAGTAATTTGTAAACATTGATAATTCTGCTGCTTGTATCGCTGCTAATGCTGTTAAAACATCAGGTTTAAACGATGTCGATACATTCGGTGTTTGAGGTACTAAATACGCAAAACCGATCATTTTAGCCCTGTTAGCTGGATTTGATGCGGATGTTGATTGTACTAAACTTGTAAACGTTGTTGACGTTACGTAGGTTGTATAGCCTTGTGTTGGTGCTGTTACCACTAACCAAAGTAACGCCCCGTCATTTAAACTACCATTGTAAAACTCATTTACGTGGCCGAAAATATAGGTGTTATTCGCTTCATCAAGTGCTTGGCTTATGCCTAATGCTAAACCATCGGCTAAACTTGTAAGTAAATAAGCGGTATCAAGTGCTAAAGTGTTTCCGATAGCGTAACCGTGAATAAAAATCATCATTACGCCGTCTGATGAAGCCGGTATTCCTATTTGATTGTTATTAACGGAAATGTTTATATTGTGGCTTGCCATTTTTTAGCTTTTTGATGCTGCTTTGTTGAATCTTGAATAATCTATTTCGCCGGTTGGTTGATAAACGTCTGATGATTGATTTCGATTAATGCCTTTGACCTGTGTTTCATTTATTGCGGCTCTTTTTAAGTGAGCATTTAATAAATGATTTTGGTTTTGGGCATTAATCTTTAATCTCTCTATTTCAGCTAAACTTTTAGGCATTCACTTTATTGAATTTGCTGTAGTCAATTTCACCTGCCGGTTCGTGAACATCTGCCCTGAAATCAGTTTCACTTTGGCGAATGTTTGTTACGCGTCCGCTTGTTTGATGTACTGATGATTCTTTTACAGCTTCTTCCTGCATTTTTGATTGCATAAGCATTTGTTTAGCTTGCTCAACCGTCTTTGGCATGTTCGCTTTACTTATTTTAACACGGTACGAGTTTTCTTCATGACCCCTGTTAAATTGTTCTGCGTGGTTTTTGCTATGATCTTGCTTTTCTGGCTCCAAAGGATTGAATGTGTAAACCGGAAATATATCGCCGCTTCCATGCAACCAAACTTCTGGATAACCTGAATTTAAACAATCCCAAATGGTTTGCAAATTGCAGTCGTGAATTTTTAACTTCATTTTTCTTTATTTATTTGATTAAGAAATTATTTCTGGACCGTATGCTAAGATCGAAGTCCCGTCACCGTTAGTACGTAAAGGAGTGATACCCATACGAACATCTGCACTCATTTTGTAACCATATGCGGTTGGGTCTTGAATCATGAACACATCTAAGTTACCGATACCGATACCAACCTGTGATGGTATAAACCCTAAGTTTGCCGATGTTGCAACCGATGGAATGATACCGAAAGGCGACAATACTTGTGCTGTCTGTGGGTTAAACGCTAACACCCGTGAACGTTGAGTGAAACGTGTATGGGAAAATGCTAACTGATCTTTACCACTATCATCAACCCAACGAGTTAACAATGATTGGCTTTGGCCTGTTTGTTTTATCAGCGTGTTTGTGGTTGGATCGATAACCAAAATCGGTTTTTCGTTATCCAAATCAAAGTTTTGTTTGTTGTAAACCAATTCAGGTACTAAAACGTCATTCAAAGTTGGGTTGTTTAACGATCCCTGGAACAATGAGTTATAGTAGAATGAATATGGGTTATCAACGTTTCCGTTAAGTACAAACTGCTGGGCGGTTGTGTTACCTCCTGTTGGGTTCGGGCTTATACCTGTTGAATATGTAATCGATTTGTGGGGTACTGATGCGCCTAAAGTGTATAAAAGGAAATCATCAATGTAAGTACCCATTACTGCAAATGATTGCGCCCATCCTGTTGACATTTGATCGTAACGCAATTGCGCCATTGTCAACGGTGTCCAAAGTATCGGCTGCATCCAGAACGGTGTTAAGTTAAGGGCAACCGCTGTATCTGTGTATGTGTAGTTAGCAGGGCTAACTGGTTGCGTACCCATGTAAATTGTTGGGTTAGCCGCTATGTTTGCCCATATTAAACCGGTGTTATTTTCAGTCGTTTGCGCTCCAAAAATTGGAATATCGTTTTTCCAGCTTGTGGTTGGGAACAATTTGAATATCGCAAGGTCTAAGAAGTCCATTGCAAACAAATCCGGTGATGCTAAGAAGTTATCAGTTGCTGTAAGCGTCGATAATGTTTTAGTGCTTCCGTTTTGGAAATTCGTATAGTTGATGTTACCGCCTTGCAAACGTGATATAAGTGCGTCAACCGATTCCCCTGGTTCGCTTTGGCTATTTCTGCGGAACGATTTGTAGTTCTGCTCTGTAGCGTTCATTACAACACGGGTCTTATCAAATATCGCTTTGTACTTAGGCTCGTTACGTAAGGCTGAAAGATAAGCTCCTAATTCAACTGCTTCTGTACCCTCTGTATGGCTTTGTACCTTTGCAATCAATTTTTTACCTGAATCATCCGCTTTCAATTGTGACATTGTTTTTGGATAACCACCGGTGAATGCGATACGGTTTGAAGGGTTTGGCTTTGCTGCAAGTTTCATTTTATCGGCTGCAACATCCGCTTTTAATTCGTCCATTGTTTTGAGTTTAACTTTGCCAGCCGCCAGTTTCGAAGCTAATTCTTCTTTTTCTTTAACCTTTTTCTTAGCTGCTTTCATTTCGGCTGAATCATCCATGTCGTCCATATCGGATTCAAGCTGTGAACACATTTCAACAGCGTCTTCAGCTTCTTTTTTAGCCTTTAAAAATTCCTCTTTGTCTTCATCAGAAGCATCTGCCTTTTCGGCTTTTTCTTTTGCTGCCAATGCTGATGCGGTTAAAGCTGAAGCGTTCATCATTGCGGTTTGCAGTTTTTCTTTAGCTTCCTGTTTAGCTTTCATCTTTCCAACGCTTTCTTCAAGCTTATTGAAAAGTGCTTTATCAGCTTCCCCGCTATTTTTTACATCATAAAGATTTTTTGCTGGTGGCGGGTTTAAGGTTGGAGTAGTATCGCCGTAAATAGAATTGTCGCCTGATAATGCAACAACTGCACTCTTAAACATATCTACGATTTGCGAACCTGATCCGGCTTTTTTCTTTTTGTCGTCTTCCTCTTTTGCTGCTTTAATCACATCTGGAAGTTCGGCGGCTGTTTTCTTTTCAGCGGCTAACTTGGCTGCCTCATCTTGTTCGGCTTTCAATTTGTCAGCACTTAGTTTATCAGCCTTGGTTTTGTCGGCTGCAAGTTTATCGGCGTTTTCCTTTTTCACTTTGTCTTCCGCGTCTTTAACCAATTTTTTTGCGGCCTCTAATTCCTGATCTTCCATTGTTTTTAGTTTGCTATTTAAGGTTGTTAACTCTTTTTCTAATGTTTTTAAACTTATCTCATCGTAGCATTTTGCGTTTAAAAGTTCCGCGTTTGCTGTTAGATAACTTTGTTTTTGTACCGCATCCATGTTTGATGGAATTGTTACCATGCTTATTTCGTATATTTCAAAAGTGGTTGCAACTGCTAAACCGTCTTTGTCTGTCCAAATTTCAGGGGTTTGATTTCCATCTTTATCCCTCGTCATTTTTCCAGTGGTTTTGAGTTCTTTAAACCCACCTATCGAACAAGCTTTCAAATATCCCGCTTCCCACAATTCGCTTGCTTGGCGGCTTTCTTCTGTGATTTTGTGAAAGACCGGAACCCCTGTCCATTCACCATCGTTGAAGTCAATGTCGGTCATGTGACCCAATGGAAGCGATTCCCAATTATGCTGTGATAGAAGTACCGGATTTTTACTATATCTTCCGAAATCTAACACGTCATTTGGGATTCGAAACCCCTGATCGTTTGGGGTGTTTGTGCTAAAAACTATTCTCTTTCCCGACATTTCGGTATAAAAATAAATTAAGCGTTTCATATATTAATTTTTATATAATTAACTATATATTTGAAATTAATTATGAATGTTGAACCATACAGAAAAATGAGATCGCGAGAATTAAGATTAATGCGTGTCGATTGTAAGATTACACAAGTTCAATTATCTGCTTTATCTGGATTAACACAGTCTACAATTAGTAAAATTGAAAGAGGTATTGTTTCATGGAGCATTGATAATGAAATCCTTTATTTTGAAACCTTAAAAAAATATATTGATGAAAAAAAAGATAATTGACTTTTTAAATTGGATTACATTTAAAAAACCTATATTTTCAAATGAATTAGAGGCTATTAAAGATTTAAAGTCTTATTATAAGCCTTATGAAAAGATAAATATGTTACAAGGTCAATTCAGTAATACAATTATCAATTATGAAGTTGGGATGTCAAAGCCAAAAACAATTCATAGGTTTTTAGAGAAATTTGGTTATTTTAAAGAAGGCGATGTTTTTATTAAAAAGTTTTCTGTTTGTAAAAAGAAAAAGCCTATTAAAAAACCTACTAAATTTTAATTAACTAACTATGCAAAAAAGAATCACACACTATTTAATTTCTGTTTGTTATCTCAAAAACAATCTTGTTAATTTTTACAACTTCATCTTAGAAAAAGATGTTTACCCATCCAGGCGTTCAATTGAAGAATATATTGGAGGTTCTGTAACAGATTCAAGTAACATTACAGTTTTAGGAATTAGCCCTCAAAATATCGATCAATATGAACAATTCAATGCGTGAAGAAATCAAAAAATGTAATCCGTGTCAATTCTATGGGTTCTTTTTTCGGGTTGAAGATTTATTCTCTGAAAAAGTAAATGACATTGAAAAAAAGCTTGATAAGGTTATGTATGAAAAAAATACAATTGACATTCCTTATGAAGACTTAACTAATCAAAAATTTATTGAAAATGGAAAATAAGATTAAACTTACATGTGTCGGTAATACTTCGCTACTATTCATTGAAAATGAAAATGGTGAAGTCAATATAACTAAGAATAATTATCAAGATATTGCGGTGTTATCATTAGAAAATATAATTGAATTGCATGATTTCTTAAATACCTTTAAAATACTTCAAAATGGAAAATCAATAAGATATTGTAGAACATGCCCTAAATTGTGGAATGGTAAACCTTCTTATCTTTATCTTACAAAACCAAAACGTATTGATTAATGTTCATTTTGCAACTAAACCCACAATTGAAAGTGAAAACTCCTTTAGGTTTCGGCTGGACTTTCTTTCTCATAGATTATGGACAGGACACAAACCCGGTTTTTGTTGTTCGTCTTGACGTTGACGGTCAAGTTAAAAACTTTGATAGTAATTCAATTCAAATCGAAGGGAATCCTATGATTGGATTGCCATTTTTAAAATAACACTTTTATTTTTATGGAATACAATACAATTATCCAAATATATGATAGGTTGGTAGACGTTTCTAATCAACTACATGATGAATGTGATTTAGATTGTACCGGCTTTGATCGTGCGCTATTTACGCTCCGTCATGCTCTTTTACAATATCAACCAATTAATCTTCACCTTTCAAATAAAAGTCTTACACATCAATTAGAAATAGCTGAATCAAAGCTTAAAGAATGCTATTGTAAACGAGATGAAATTTTAAGAGTTAATAACGAACTTATTTCTGAAAATGAAAATCTTAAATCTGAAATAAATTCTCTCCGTAAACTTTATCAAAAAGCTTCTGCAAACAAAATGTTAAAATAGTTTGTTGCTTTAATATGAATCATCAAACACTTTCTTTAATATTTCTATTCTTTGCTATAGTATTATATTTTGTGATTGGCAGAACGCCGGAGCCAACGTTTTGGGTAATCGTTATATTAGATGCTGCTTTATGGTGTGCATTTGTTTATTTCGCTTTCTTAAATCATTAATTTATAAGCCTCCATTGCCTTTTTTCTTATCTATGATTGTAGTTAAATCATATAAAATAGTTCCGCTTCCAGTTACTGTACTTGAAAATTGAATTGTGCTTCCAGCCTTTACTCTTATTAATGCTGTAGGAAAAGAATAATCATCTTTTATGTTATAAGTAGTTCCAAATGAATCTCCCATAACATAAAATGTTTTTGTTTTTGTCGCTGAATTTGTGTCAATCCATGTATATTGAACTATTATCGAATCATTACCGGTAATATTATCTATATTCAAATAAGCTCCTATTATAAATGTTCTATCTACTAAATCAGCGTTTAAATATGTTCCAGCATTGCTTAAACTTGTTGTTTCTCCCGGAAATGTTATCTCATTTGAAAGTAGTATGTCATTTAATCTTACAACATCATAAATATTAGTTGGTTGATTTAAAATTCGTAATGTATCTTGAATAAAATTAGTTCTTAATGTTATTGGTACGCCAAATCCTCCACTTCCAGCAAATTTTGAAGTATCAAAAAAAGTAGTTAATGAATATGAAAATTGATGCATCGTTTCAGAATTAACTGGCTTTAAACTGCTATCTGATATTGAAATAGTAGGGACATTTAAAAAAAGACTATCAACTTGTGATTTTTGATACCAATAAACAAAACCACGGTTACTACCCATGTCTGTTCTAAAATTGAATGTATCATTTGATCTTTGCAATGAATTTCCAACATTTTGCCATGATGCAATAACATATGCTCCCCATATAATTCCAGGTAAACATAATAGTATTGGCAATAAATATTTCTTTTTCATGTTACCTTAATCAAAATATTTTGTGGATCATTTGAAGCAAAACCATAAAGCCTATTTGGACTAAATGTTTGATCGAATTGATCTGTGATTGAAACTTGATTTGATGAAGCATAAATAACGACTAATCCAATTGGTAATGTTAAAGGTAGATACCAACTGCCATTACTATCTTGTAGAAGATTAGTTTCATTGAAAGTAAATGTAATAGCCCCCCCGCTACCATTATTTGGCTGTGTAAACATAACTCCATTTGATATAATTGTGGTAAATATAATATCATCTTCGTTAAATTGCGTTACTTGGTCAAATGCGGTGCTATCGAAACCTATTTTAAACCCCATTATTAAACCGTCCTGATCTAAAGCGTCTGCGGCTGTTATTCCGGTTAATGTAAATTGAAACCCGTAGTTATTGAATATCGTAACCATCGCTTGCGTTAACCACGATGTGCCAACTACGTACCCATTATTTGTTGAAGTAAAATTTATTGCTTCGGCTACGCAAACAAAGAATGTTCCGGCTGTTAGTGGATTGCCGTCATAAACTATCGTTCCGTTTATGACTTGATATATTACCCCAATCTTTAGCGTGTCGCCTGGCATAGCTACGCCTTTCCCTAAAGCACCTAATGAAAAGTGTTGTCGTATTCTATCAATAAAATTCAATAAGTCCGTAGAAAATCCTGATTGATCGTCACCATATGCGTCTGGCTCCCAATTGTATGAACCAAAATCCCATTTCCAATCGCATCTTGTAAGTCCACCTGGGTACTGCGTTGTATCTGGTGCAGCATCTAATCCTAAAAGTATAAAGTTTCCGTTATTGTCAGGAGTTTTCTTGGGCAAAAAATTAGTCTTTAATATCACTGTCGCGCCTGTACTACTTAACAAGGCTTGACATTCTTTTAAAACACTGTCTAAGATTTCTCCGATCATTTAACAAATATAGTATTCAAAACTATATTTTTATTTATTTAAAATCGGCAATCTTTTTTAAGATAGTAATTGCCATATCCTTATCGATTTCTACAATAGGGCTTTTAGGATATAATTCAAATGAAATGCTATTGTTACGGACTGTGAAATATAATATTTCTTCTTTTGCGTTTAAAGGCTTTTGCTCTTTGTAAATTGTTTTTACAACAACGCCGAATTTATTTTTATATAATTTTGGTATTTCAATTTCCATTATAACAAAGTTTTTTTAGGCGAATTACTATTTTCAATCAATGAACTTAACTTCCTTAATGCGTCCCATATCTTGCCTTGTTCATATAGGCTATTTATCCTGTCTCTATTGAATAAATTTATGAAGTCTGGATACTTACCTGTCTTAATTATTTCAGTTAATTCTTGGGCAGATAATGACTGTTTTAAATTAAATGAGTTGTGCTGATTCATATTAGTGTTTTTAAGGACATAAACTTATTTCGTAAATTTTAAATTCTTTTATATTGCCGTTTTCATCACGATCAATAAAACCTCCTGGTTGTGCATTTACTATAAGTCCTTCTTTATGTAAAAGGTTTAAATATTTGCTTTCATCAGTTAGCTTATGAAAAATAGGCTTAAACATTAGTCCTTTGTGACTTAATTTTACTTCTGTTACTATTCCTATTGATATTTCTTTCCAATTATGATTAAGTAATAAAACTGGATTTAAATTAAACTTTTTAAAGTTAAAAGCTGATGGAGATATTACATCAGAACTATCCCATTTTATTTTAGGCAATTCTATTTTAATCTTTTTTTTCATAATTCAAAGTTAAATATTATTTTGAAAATGCCTTCATTGCTTTTTTTGTTTCGAAATCTAATTTACGCTTAATTGCATTTATCATCTTTGGGTTAGCCCCCTGCGATTTAGTTGGTAAATATTGACGTTTCGGCATTGACCATGAATGTTCGGCAATTGTATTTTTTTGCGCGTAATTTGCTTTTTTTGCTGTGCTAAACTTCTTATTTTTGTCGAAATGTAAAACGGCTGTTCGTTCTTTTTGATGGATAGTACCACCTTCATTATGCACTTGGGCGTAAGGCACAATTCCCAAATCAACCCCTATAAAAACATATCCGCTCGAAACAATAAATTTAATCGAATTAAAAAGGGCTAATGATTGTCTTAAAAGTGGCTTGCTTGCGCTGTAGACTGAACCTTTATAATTACTATTCCCCCCTTTTCCCCTATTAGCTGTATATGCTTTGTTTGTGGCGTTTTTTCGTTTAGGCCAAGGTGTAACTCCGTTACCTGAATCATATCCCGAGAGTAGGAAATTTTGCTTTACAATTTTCACACTTTCTACCCCAATAATATCAGGTGTCTTTTTCATTAAAGCATCCATTGCAGCTCTTGATTTCTGGAAGTCACGAATTAGCGCGTCTAAACTTTGCATTAACAAATATAATTATTTTACTATATTTGAACTGTGTGATTATTACTTAGGTTTTTTATTTGAGCGGCTACTATTAGATAAAACTAAAGTAGCCGTTTTTTATTTCTTCAAACTTTTATAATAGTTAAATCCCCTATTTAAGTAATAAGGAAAATTAATCATAGGATGTATCATTTCGGCTGTAGCATTTTCAATATGTTTAGTCGTTAATTTTTTAGGTTCAATTACCGATACATTATGATCTATGCAATGAATTTTAACTCTATTGTAATCTTCAATTGCTGTCATTTTCATTATTCCAAAATGACCTTTAAGTAATCCATGCATACTCATACTTTCATTCAATTAAACTTTCTGGTCTATCAATATCAACGTTAAAATTTGAGTAGTCGTTTCCCTCTGCGTTTGAAATTCTCATTGGCCTTTTTGCTTTCCTCCAAAAGTCGTCACTCCATTCCTGTAAGATAACTTTTTCTTCATCTGTTATTAGTTCATCATTGTAGACCTTTAGAAGTATGTGGTTTTGTTGTGGTGTCATTTTTAATCGTTGCTATCAAAGATATATTTTTCTGCTATCTCTAAAACAGTTCTTACTTTTTTAAGGTCAAATTGAAATCTTGTGGTAAAACGCTATCATCTTCGCCGGTTATTGTAACATAATTTATCATTTGTGCTATTTAAAAAGTGAATTAAATTCTTGAATTGTTTTAACTGTTCCATTCATACGCTTAACAATATCACCAGTTAGGCATATTGTGAGTTTATCGGCATCCTTCTTACTTATTTCAGCGAACATTGCTTCTTTTATAAAGAGATTTACAATGCTATTATTGCCTAAAACTGTTAAATCTGCGTATGCTTTTTGTAAAATCCAACCTCTGAACTTTGTTCTTATGTCAGATAGGTAAACTGAAAATTCATGATTTTTACCTATTTTAAATTTGAATGTAGGATTTGGTAAATCTTTTTTAGGGTCAAAATCCATTACTGTTACTTTCATCTTTTTATTCTTTTTGTATATAAATATCCATTAAACTCTTTCCAATTCTTAAACAAGCTACTTTTGAAAAAGTAGATGTATTTTTCACTGAAAATTATACGGTATTTATTCATCTCTTAAACAGCTTGCATAACCTCTATTCGAACACATTGCCTCAATAATATCATCCCTCAACCGTGCTTGATATTTTTCGGCTGTTTCGCCCTCACGTTGCTTTAAATCTTCGTTTCTTTCACTTGAAACAACGTGACTATTGAACAATTGCAAGACGTAATTTGCACCAATCATGAAGCAATCGTGATCGCTCAATACTTTTCTTTCGTCGTATTGGTGCTTTTCATAAAAATCTCCTATCTGATTTTCAGCATTTAGATAGGCGTTCTTTAGGAATTTTTGATTAGTTGTCATTACGCGGCGATTTTAGATTTAATAAAAGTCATTTGATTTTTTGTGAACTTATCGCCGAAAAGAAATTGTGCAAGTCCGTTTATACCGTGTTCTTTGCAAAACTTAATAGTATCTAAAACCCTACGTGTTACGGTAGCGGCTTCGCCCTCTACATGAAAGGATACGAAGTCAGGGTCATTATCAATGATGTCATAAAGTGCTTGTGTATCGAAGTTGTTATCTATGATAACGTTTTCAGTATAGTTTTTGTAAGTGATAACTCCGATTTGTGATACTTGATTTTTCATTTTTTGATACGTTTTAGCTTGTCTTAATTGACATATCAAATATACACATTGTTTTTGTATTTGCAAACTTTATTTCAAAATAATTTCACAGAACAATAACCCCTACTCTGTACTTTGAAATATTTTCGGTTGCAAAGGCATTAGTTACCTCTCCGTTTAATGTGCTGACTACATAGCCGTCTCTAATATAGTTCCTGTAAACGTCTGTTTGCTTTTTGGGGTCTTTCCAGTACGACCAACACTCTTGAGGATGCATAATAGTATCCGGTATTTTTTCGAAGTCTTTGAGGTTGTTTCGTACAGCGTGGAAACTTTTTGAGGTAAATTTTACGTTTGTTAGAAGTTTAGCACATTGAAATATTATCGTGCCTTTTATGTCGCTGTGGTATTGGTGTTGCCAAATATGGTACTCTTCGATGAAGTGGTGAAGTTTGTTTTTATTTACGCTCATGGTTTAATTATGTTTAATTTAGCAAACTCTTTATATAGTTTTAAAGCTTCTTTATTATATGCCAATGCAGCCTCTTTTTCGGTTTTGAAATATCCTATATGTTTGCCTAAAATTGATGATTCCCATGTAGGATATTCCTTAGTTATAACAGTTCCATCTTTTAATATCCATTTTGTTTTTTTCTTATTTAAGTGAACTCCTTTATATTCAGATGTTGTGTTTTTATTTGCATTTCTATTCCGATTATTTTCGCTCTTTGTTGCTGCTCTTAAATTTTCAATTCGGTCATTTAATGGATTTCTATCAATATGATCTACAAACTCTGGCATGTATCCGTGATGATAAAGGAAAATCAATCGAGAAGTTAAATATCTTTTCCCATATATACTAACTCTGTATCTTTTAGCATTGTAATAAACACATATACATCCAAGTCTTTTGCCTATTTTAACATATGGATTTATTTTTTTCTTCCAATATAAATATCCGTCTTTATATTCAGTATATTTAAGTAATACTTGTTGTGTTAATTGAGGTTTTTCTTTTAAATTTGTCATACTTTTTAAATGTTTTGCGACATAAAAGTATGAAAATCCGGCGATTATATCAAAGGATTTTTGTTTTAATCTATATTAAAAATATCTCCATTCGCTTCATTTGCACTCGATAAAGCCTGAAAATAGCTATGCCCTTGACGTGGTAAAATTCCCTGATTTGCACTATTAAACCTGAATTGAGGGTCTACATGCTCTAATGATACTTTTGCTTCTTCGTTTGTTAAAACAGATTTCCCATTGTCTTCAAGGTACTGATCGTCCACTTGTTCGCTTCCGCAATCGCAATTAAATCCATTTTTTGGGTGACAATCGTCCCCTTCTGGATCTCCTATTCGATAGATATTACCAACCAATTCAAGGTGTTCGATTCTCGGATTTGCTGAATTTGTTTCTAAATATATCCAATAAGGGTATAACTCTTTATTTTCACGATATGATATAAATTGTTGACCTGTTATTGCTAATCCTATAGCCGTATCGTATTCTATACGAAGCCATGTTTCTTGAAATATATTTACTACTTCTTTACAATCTCTTTTATATTGGCTAAACCCCTTACGAACGCCGTCTTCATTGAACAACAATTCTTTCATCATTTTATTTTCAGCAACGCTCTTACTCGCTGAAAATTGGGTTGAGTTCAATAAATAACGCTCATATAATGAGGTATCACGAAATAAGTCGAAATCTGATTTGATTTTAGTTTCGTCTTTCAGAATATCGAAAAAGGTATTTGCATATTCTTTGAAAGTAGGCAGGTATATCCCTGTGCCTCCATCAAATACGAATTTGGCTTCGTCATCTGATTTTTCTGAAAGCCTGTCAATTGTATGATCTATTTTGGCCTTTTGTTTCTTGGTCGGTTTCCTCGGTTTAGAATCAAGGTTGACGTATTCACTACCTAAAAAAATCAGTTTTTTTTTAAAGCCATCTGAAAAGTAGCATCCGGCTTTACCAATTTATCCTGCGTTGGTTGTGGCATTGGCTCAAAGAAATCGGGCATCATTCCGTTCTGCTCAAAAAACCCTGGAGTTAACCTGTAACCGTTAGCGTTAAGGGTCGCCCCCATTACTTGAATGTCAGCTATGGTTAACTGTTTTGGCCTGTAAGCAAACCACCATTTATCTGGATTAGGAATGTTTTTATAGAACTTTGCTATTTTTATTTTAAAGCCTTTTATGTTGTTTAAAGTCGCTAATATGTAAGGCATTAATTCGGCAACCCTATCATCCAGTGTACGTTCTTCGACCTCTCCTAAAGCTCTATTACCACCTTTACCGCTTGATTGAGTTAATGAACGACCGAAAACCATTTCCTGAATTTCGCCCTTTTGTTCTTGATTAAACTCTTGATAAATTTTATGTAAACTTCCTGTCGCGCCTGTCTTTTCAAATTCTAATTCGATTGACTTTTGCATTTGCCCATCATTATCTAAAGTATATGGGTAAACTAATCCCTCTTTTGGATTAAGGTTTGAAGCTAATGCAACTGCATCATTTTTGTAATTATTCTTTGGTTGACCGTTTGCATCTAAACTTCCGTCATCTTGTGGGTAACCGATTGTAAGGAATGGGAACGCTGTTCTCCGGCCTGCTGCAATCCAGTTGTTATTATTTTCGTTCATTTCCACATAGCTATAGGCTATAGCTTGCATCCACCCTAAAAAGTCTTCGTAATTATCAGATGGTTGAACGAATAAAAGATTGTCGTTTTCTTCAAACAATGCCCCGTCATAAAAACTGAATGTATTGGCTTTTAACATCCTATTTATCGGGTCAATCTGCTGCATTGGGTATTTGTAGCATTCTTCATTCACTGGGTCAAAGTTCAAACCGCTGAATCCCCAGAAGTACGAATAAAGAATTTCGCGCCTCATTTTTATTTGCCACTGCTTGCTGCAAAGTTCTTCTGAAAGGTCTGGTATTTCTTCTCCGTTTTCATCAACAATGTAGAATGGTACCCTGTCCATGGCTGCACCAAGCTTTAGAAACAACGATCTTACAAATGGTGACTTCTCATATACCCAACTTGTTAAAGTCGCGTATAATTGAGTATAACCCATTTTAACGGCTTGGTCAGATGCTTCTCTCACGCGGGTTGTATCCCAAGCCACATAATATTGACTTGGGTAGACCCATGACCCTACATTTTGACCGCTTTGTTTTGGAATAAAGAAAGGGTTTACTATTGGCGAACCGCTTGCTGTTCGTGTTCCAGGCTGTACAGTACCAAAGCCACCCCCACCGGGTGCTTTACCTGTTACACCAACGCCTGTAGTATTTCCAAATGGCCCGCTGAATGGCCCCTGATTTGCTAATTTTGATGGTCTTCCCCTCTTTGCCATTATGAATTATCCGCCTCGCTTTGCTCTTTGTAATCTTTTATTAATTCAATTAAAGCATCATTATGGAATATTATTTTAACCCCATCTTTTGTTTCAATTTGAAAATTTGAACCAACTTTTGAAGTCGTTATATCTTCTTTTCTTATGATGATTATTAAGTCCATTAGTAAATATTATCTCTACGATCTTCCCTTAATTCAATACCACAAAAATAATCACAACAGTCTTCAATCCAATAAAATGTATTTTTACCTGTAATTATATAAACTGGTATAAATAACGCTACTGATATTAAACATACTGGAATAAAACCTAAAGCTGCTAAAACTCTTAATATTCGTATTTTCATTTTATCCTATCGTTCTAAAATTCATTGGTACTGTAAAAGCACTCGATTCAACTTTGCAGTTTGCCTCGTATAATGGCAGATTGAAAGTCCCGTTTTGGGTTCTCATTATAATATCATCTGCCCAAATGTAGTTGTCTTTCGTAACCTCACCTATCCCGGCCATATTGCCTAAAATGTCCCTTATTGCCAGTATTGCGGTTAATTTTACAACTAATTGTTGACGTGGGCCAGAAATCATATTGAACTCTCTTTGCACATCATATTTAGTATAAAAATAGCCTATCATTTCTGAATAGGCATTATCCGCGCCTTGTTGTATCTTTTGGTTTGATACTTCCCACTGCTTAATTAGTGTTTGATAACTGGCATATTGTGCAAGGTCATACCCCTGCAAGTATCCCAAATTAAGTGCATCGAATTGAGCGTTAGTTAAAGTTGCCATTAGTTCGCTGAAATTACTTTTGAAAATATCTTAAAAATGCCTTTAATGTTTCCATCGTACTCAATCCTATAATTGTTAAGTGCAATTCCTTTTATCCTTATCGGTTGATTTGATGGGGTTAATTCTATCATCAATTTGCAATTATATTCGATTTATAACAAAAAACTTTTTTATTGAAACAGTAGTTGAAGTCAACAAATGCATGAAACCATGTAAAATTAAATTCATTGATGTTCATACACTTTTCCGCTCTCAATTCGATCATTTCAATAATACTTTTTTATTGCGCAATAAAAATAGGTAATATTAATTTAATTTTTCATTTAAATAAAAAAGCCTCAATTATTAGAGGCTTTTAATTTATTAAAATTCTGTTCGGTGTTATTTTATTTCTTTTGCTTCTTCAACCGCTAATTTAACAATTTCACGGCTTTCAAATTCATTAATACCCATTAACATTTCATATATAGCAATTTTTATTTTGACATTATATCCTTTCGCTATCTCTAAAAATAATAATAAATGAACAAATGTGCTTTTTTGTCCTAAAGTATTTGAAATAACTTCACCGTATTTTTTCTTTAACTCATCAATAAAACATAAATTTTCACTTGTGTTTAAAGCTATAGGTATCGATGTTTTAAAATTTGAATTGACTTCATTCAAAAGTTTATTTATTGCATTTAACTCTATAAAATAATTTGATTTTATAACTTCAAATGTTTTTCCTAATATTTTAAATTTATATGTCAAATTGTTTATTCCTATTGAATAATCAGCTATTAATTTCAAATCATTTTCAGTTAATATAAACCATTCGCCTGCAATATGAGATTTAAAAAAGCAATTATGAAGTATAGCTTCGCAATCCTTATCAATAATTAATAAAATTTTACAATCACCTTTAATTTGATCTATTTGTAAAAGTCTTTTATATGGATTTTTTGAACGCCCAATTTTAATTAATCCAGTTCTGTTGTTTTTAATTATGTATGTTTTCATTTTACTAAGTTTATTTACTATCCAAGTTTTGGTTTTACTCTTTGGGTTTTAGTTGTGCCTCCTGCTTGCGGTAATCCACGTCTGCGTTGTAGAAATTGCGTATATTCATCTTTCAATGCTGTTGTGATAAAGTAGCGGCTACAGTTATGTACTAAAATTCCATTTGCAAAAAATTCGTGTTCATCTTCAATTTCCAAATCGTAAACGTTTTTTACATTCTTTTGAGCATGTTTTTGTTGGGGCGTATTTATACACTGTAAATTCATTGTTGCAAATTGCGCATATTCTTTGTGTGTTTTCAAGTCCCAATTTCCGCCTGTATGCTGATTTGCAATTGTTAGAGCAAAAACGTTGTTCGATTGTTTTTTTTGTAAATTCCTTATTGCATACTTCGCAATTATATTGTCCATATGTAAGATGTCCAAACCCGATATTTTTTGCATGTTGTTTACACCTTTCCCTCTCTGCTTCACTTCGTTCTCGTTTAGCTGCTGCTGGAATTGCTTTTTCGAGAAGATTTTTAAGCATTTTTGCTTTTTGTTCATCAGTCCATTCTTTACTATGGTCTGACATGTGCTGGCTTTTGGTTTTAAGCTCAAAATTGCTTGTTTCGTTATTTTCAGGATTGTGATCAATGTGGTGAACAACGTACCCTTTAGGTATTTCCCCGACTTCGCATTCGTATTTATAAACATGTAATCTTGTTTTTCTCCAATTTCCTTTACTGATTTTAACCCATCCTGAATAATATGGTTGGTCTCTTTTAGTTCCTGTGTACTTAATAAATCTAAATCCGTTATAGGTGATAATTTCTTTTCGCATACTAAATTATTTTCATCTAAAATACAAAAAGTACCGCAAACAATCAAATATATTTCTATAAAATCTTTTTCCTTAGTGTAAAATTTATGTTCTGGTGTGCATGTTACTTTAACATCACCTATTTGATATTCTTTAACCTGTCTATATCCATTATTCCAAACATTTAAAACTTTTTTATATCCATTTCTTGTCAAAACATTTTCACCTATTTTAATTTCATCAATTCTTTTATTTCCATTATCGGTCATTATAAAAGTTTCCCCGACAAAACAAGATAACATATGTCCGTACTTCTCATAAGTTATACCTGTTTGTTTATCGGTTACTTTTTTAATAATGATTCCACCGTCTACATCTTCCGGCACCATTAAATAATCTTCAATCGATTTGTAACAAGTTTTATTTATAAAAATCTTCCATCCTAAATATTGCGTTTCTAAAATTTCGTTTATAAATGCCCCGCTTTGCGTTATACTTGGTGCTGACTTTCCAACTCTATCAACAACTTTAAATCCTGCATTTTCTAAAACTCCTATGAATTTATCAAAAAATGATCTTCCATTATCATCTGTTGTTGATCTTGCGTTTGCAGATGGATCGCCAAATACATTTATAATATCGTTATAATCTTCACGATCTAAATATTTAACTAATTCCATTGCTGCTTTTGCTGCTGTATTGTTTGGTGCAATACATGGTAATTCACCAATTTGTAATAATGCTTTCCCAACTTTATCAATCATCCAAAGTTGAACTGATACGTATGGGCTAACGTTATTGTCACAACTTACACAATAAGTAAATCCACGCTGTTTTAGCCCCGGTATTAAGTTAAAATCTATTGTGTGAAGGTTTGTATCAAAACATTTATAAAACGGATTTCCAGGCTTTCTAAACCCCCAATTCCCAAGCGTAAACACATTGTAGTAATATGCGTTATTTTTTGATGTTCGATAACTCTCATATAATGCAATACGTTCGTCACTACAGTAAGGATTATCTTTATACGTGCCATGGGTTGATCTTACCTTAAATTCTATTTTCCCTTTTGGTGTATCAATTTCGCGTACCCATTTAAAGTTTTTTTCTTCTGTATGTGAAAACCAATCCTGCCATAGCCAAAAATCAGTATAAGTAACGTCACATTCAGGATTAAAACTAAAATATGTTTTTACTTTTCCTTCGTTTGAACGCAAAGAGGTTAATATTACTATAAAATCATCCGCTGTTATCTGATTTGCTTCTTCTAACCATGCCCATGATGGATTCGCAAATGATTTTATTTTCTGAACGTCATCTAATCCCCTGCCATAAAACGCCCCGCCATTGATACATTTAATTTCTAATGGTGAAGTTGTGAATTTAAAAAATTGTTGCAATCCCCAATTTTCAACTACAATTTTAATCATCCCAACCATTGATTCAGAAACTGTATTATAGGTTTTCCTTATTAATAGCCCGCGAAATTTAGGATTAGACATACATTCGATTATGCCCATTTGTGCTATCTGTCTCGTTTTGCCATTATCCCTGCCTCCCCAGAGGAAGTCAATATCAAAAACTTCTGGGTCATCGATTAAATGGTGGTAACATGGAAGGAACTTATCGCGACTGACTGTTATGTTTATTTCTGACATAGAAAATCAAAAATACAAAAAAAGGCAATCATTATTATTGACTGCCTTAAAAACTGGTTTTAGTTTGAACGATTAGAACGTTACCGCCTTTATTTCGTTGATTAACGCTTGTTTGTCGGTCTCTAACATCGCCATGGTTTGGAATATTTTGTCGCTGAAACCGGCTAAACAAAATACTTTACTTTCAGGAAATTGCATTGTGCCTAATCCAGCAAGATCAAACGAATATATGAATGGATTTGCGCCAAATTTTTTATTGTACTCTGATAATGGCACTTTAGGTGAATAGTAACCAATCCATCCTTGCATATCGCTAAAGATTAAAACACGTTCATATTTTTTATTAGCGTTTTTAAATATGGAATGAAAGTTCGTTCCGTGTCCAACTTTGTTTTGACGTGTAAAATTAGCTGCGAAATCCATTGAATGTTGCGATAACTGATAATGAATGTAACGTGCAAAGTCTCCAAATTCCATTATATCAGCATTAATTGCCTTTGCTAAAACTATCCCAAACAAAGCCCCTAATTCCGATTTTTTCATGTGCTTTGAGTTTGAAACTAAGCTATCCATCGACCCGGAATTGTCAACTGCAACTAATGTATTGCCGTCAAAGTTCAGCGTTTTAATGTTATTACAGCTTATATCGACCGCCTCACTTAATGCCTGTGTTATTTGACGTGCTTCTTTAGTGCCCAATGCTGAAAACTGTTTGTAAGCTATCAAATATTGAAACGGAAATATCAGCGACTTTTTAATGAACGATTCGCTTGTCAATGATGCCAATGCCTCTGTTAAAACTTCCGGTGCTTGTGTCATGATGTTTGACAGGTTACGAAGCAAAGCCAAATAACCTATTTTCTTTTCACGTACAAGGTTAATCCAAACTTCTTTTTTGGCGTTCTCAACATTATCACTTTGCCCCGCTGCTGTTAAACCTGATTCCCACGTATCAACTGATTTCAGCGTACCGTTTACTAATGCCTTAATTGCTTCGGCGTTTTTTTCAACTGGTGTAGGGTGAACGATATTAACAACGTCAACAAGTTTTATTGCGTTCTTTTCGCCGCGGTATTTTGCCAGCTGGTATCCATCAAACTTTTCAAACGCCAATGCAAAGCCGCCTTTCATAGCGTTGGTTACTTTCCCGTTGTTGGCTTTGTGGTACGACAAAATTTCTGTCATATCATCCGGCCTGTAAATAACTGCATTGTAAAAAGCCTTTGCCCAATCATAGCCGCCGACCTGTATAGCTAATTCAGATGCAGCAACGTGGCTGATCGAACGCATACCGTATTTTGTACGTGCGTAAACGGCGGCTTGTGCAACGAATTTAGGATTGCATTGAGTAATTAAAGTTTTCAATCTCGTTAATGTATCGTTTGATTTTTCGTAAAATCCATCGCTTACAAATGAAGTAAGCAATATTGATACTAACTCTAATTCGGCAGATTGCTTGTGTGATTGCCCACCTGCTTTGTTTTCTACAAGTGCTGTAGATTCTGTTTTTGTGTTAAACTTCATGATTATTTGATTTTAAAATTTGTTTAAAATAAAAAAGGCAGTCACTTTTTAGATGTACTGCCTTTAAATGTTATTGACAAAGAAAATTCAAGAGGGTTTACTGGGTTTCCCCACGAGTTAGAAAGTCGATGTAGCCCACTTATAACTATTGTCAATGTCATTCAGGAGAAAATTGCGGCACGGTATTTTTTTGCATTTTCGAAGCGAAGTAACCGTATTGCTAACTACCTGAAATATTTATTGTTGGAGAAAGGCTAAAAGAGTATTTTTTCTGTCCTGGGTACTACCACTATACTATACCCGAATTAATCGGATAAGAAGATTCGAACTCCTGTCACAGGTTTGGTATCGAAGTAACTCTAATTATAACTACCAACAATGATTCTGTAAGGGAAAGTTTTGATCGCGTGTTTTTTCATTTACATCGAAGTAACGCATTCAATAGCCACTTACAAATTTTTATATCTTATCAAAGAACTATGCCCTAAATCGTTTTCAAATATAAAAACTTTTATCATTACAAAACAAATTTATTTTAAAATATTTTTACTTTTGTTTAATGAATGAGCAAAAGCTATTAATCAATATCTTAATCAGAACAAGTAATAGACCTTTATCCTTTGCAAAATGTTTGCAATCAGTGGTAGATCAGGATTATCCTAATATTCGAATAATTATTGGAATAGACAATCAAGGGGCTTTACGTTACATTCCAAAAGGATTAGAAGTTTACCCTGTAAGTGCTGATAAATCGGTAAAATATTTTTATGATCTGTATATTCCACAACTATTGCAATATGTAGAAGACGGTTACGTGCTAATTTTAGATGATGATGATCGGCTTAATCCAAATGTGTTATCTAAATTGCAATTAGAAGGCCCAGGATTAATCGTTCAACTTCAAAGACAAAATACTATCGTTCCAAAAGATTTATTCTTTAAACGCGGTGGAATTGGCTTTCCTTGCCTTATCTTCCATCATTCATTGAAAAACGAATATCCTATTCATGGTGAAGGTGCAGGAGATTACTATTTTATAAAATCCGCCTTATCAGATTTTCCGTTTCCATTTTTCCCTATCATTGTTGTTTATAGCCCATCTAAAGGCAATGGTAAATGTAATGGTTAAAATAATTCTTTAATATTTTCCTTCAACCGTTTTTTATCTTCTAGTTTCAAAGATGTTTCGTCAATTGAGTTTAATAAATTAACTGCTTTTTGAAACTTCTTATTGAATTGTTCAGCCTTATAACTTTTATAAGATGGCTGTATTTTATATGAATATCCTTCGTCTAACATCATTAAATCTTTTTCATTATTGATAAATCAAGGTGCCAATCTGAATATATTGAAAGTGTGTAAGTAATTCGATTGTGAGGTTTTTCTTCTGGGTTCCTAAAATGATGATCTTTCCAAACTGTTTCTCCTATACAATCAGAAATTGCTCTTACTAATTCTAATTCGGAACAGGCGTTTTCAACCCACGCAACTGCGATTATATCCATGTCGTTTGCCATACTTCCATGCAAGGCTAATGTCCATCCTAAATCTAAAGCTACATTTCTGAATTTGGGCCAAAGAACTGTGTAAAATACTGCTTTGCCATTATGCGTGACTTCTGATCTTTCTTTCATAAAGTCTTTTCAATTTCTAACCATGCTAATTTATCCTGTGCGATTATCTCCTGAAAATTCTTTAGTTTTTGGCAAGTCTGTGAGCCATTATGCCAGTGTTGTGCTATTAAATTAGCTTTAACAATTGTTCTATAACCGGCTTTTCTTATTTTTGTGTATGCCCATAAATCTCCGAACCACACGAGAATACTTTCTGGAATTGGGTAAACTAACTTTGCCATTTCTTTATTTAATTGGATGAAGACGCCAGGAGTTCCATTAAAAACTATTTCGTCCTGTTTATGCGTACCGTCACTTGGGATTGCACTTATGTTATCTTCCAAATGTTTGCTCCATCCTGCCGTCATAATAAGATCGCTATTCATTATAATTAGTTGATCATAGTGGCTTTTCAAAAAGTAATCTATTATTTGATTCCAAGCCGCATTTACGTAGATGTTACGCTCATTCTGAATTACCTTGACGTTTGGATATTCAAACCACATTTGCTTTATAGCTTGCTTTACATCTATTTCAGAACCGTTGTCAATTATTAACAGGTCAGTCTCTTGTATAACTGATTTGAAGGCTTTTAAACAGGTTTCACCGTTATACAAAACCGGAATTCCGCAAAGTATTTTCATGATTGTGATTTAATATTGGGAAACATTGTTGATAATACATGTAATTGGTGCTTTTCACATATCCAAACTAATGTATTACCAAATTGAAATATTTTGCCACCCTTTCTACATCCTTCATAATCACACATATGTCCTATTGCATAAATTGGTTCTCCGTCTTCATTTTTTACGGGTTCTTTCATTTCATTTACTGACATTCTATTTCATCCATTAAAACTTTAACCATTTCACAAGCCCTTTTATGAATATATTCGAGTTCGTTCTTTTCGGCAAAAAACATAAGCCGTACAAACCCCATAAACCGTTGCTTTAATTCGTGTCGGTCTTTGCTGATATAAATTACATCCGGTGGTTCCATGTTTAATAACTTGGTTTATGTGCGTATTCTCTTTCGGCTATTTGTGGTTCACTTTTTTTAGCTTCATCCCATGCGTATTTTGGCATGTCTGCAATATCTGGTTTTGATTTAACCGAACTCATTTTTAAGTTTGCCGCGTTGTCGGTATCGGGTGTTTTGTTGTAGTATTGATCGTAAATATTTTTCAAATCTATTTCCAATTGAGCGATTTGTTTTTCAGTGCTAATCCTGTTTGAAAAGTTATCGCTTAATCCTTCGATTAGTTTTTATCTTTCGTGGTTAAGCCGTCTTACAAATTCTTTCTTTTCCTGAATTGCGTTTTCGATTACATTGATTAATTCTTGCATGGTTGTTTTTGATTAATTATTTTGAATTGTATGTGATGAAAATCCGTCTCCTGCGCTTTCTGCATCTAATGCCTTTTCTAACTTTTCTGTAAAGTCAATTAGTGGCATTAAAACATATCCGGTCGTTTCTGTTATGCACTGCAATAAGTTCAAACTATCAGTTGTTTTCTTTTGCCATGCTTTTTTGTCGCCGTTATAATCAGCTAATTTTGATTTAAACCTAATTTCATCTCCTGTTTGAATTATGCACGAATACGATGGATTAAGCTTATTTAAAAACTCACTATATCCCGGCGTATGAAGCACAACCATTGCACCTATGTCATGCTTTGCAAGGATAGCTTTTATTTCTTCCATTGCGGTTTTTAATTTTGGGCTGTATTGCATTTTGTGTGATTAAATATGTTCATTAATAAATTTATCAATATCAGGACTTAAAAGCAAGTGAACATTTCGCGTTATTCTTTCGTCATCCCAATCCCACCACGCTATCTCTAAAAGGCTATTTATCTGCTCTGTGTTGAATCTTTTTCTTTTTACAACATTTGCCCCGACTACAATAGAATAAGGCTCTACATCCTTTGAAATAAAGCTCATTGCCCCTATTACCGCCCCGTGTCCTATGTTTACCCCGGTTGCTATGTAACTTCTCATTCCGATTGTTACATCTGACCCAATTATTATATCACCTCTCATTTGATTATACCCTGCATCAATATGTGAAGCACTTGGCCAAAGGTTTTTAAACGGGTATGTAGTAACTAAATAAGGGTCATGTGATTGACCGCCATCAAAAACGTTCGCTTCGGCTATGCTTGTAAAATTTCCAATGATAACGTTATTTCCGTTACCGTATTGGTGAACCTCTCCATAGGTGTATTTGCCTTTAGTTACTGCCATTGTTTTTCAGAATGGTTAACCCGTTATTTTCTTGCGTTTCGTAAAACAATGTCCAGTTCGGATTATCTCTTAAAAAGTTTTCAATTGCAGGATATAATCCTTCCGGCCCATTCATAAAATCAGCTACACCTGGATACCACGGCTCCGACTTCCATCGATAGGCGTATTCGGCTGTGTCATGCCATAAAATGTATTTATTTACTTTATGAGCGTGTAGTTTTAATTCTGCTGTAGCCTGATTAAATGAATGGTAGCTATCAACGAGTAACATATCTGTTTGTTCAATATCGGCCTCTAAACAGTTTTGAGTTATAAATTGAAAATTTTGTCCAGCTTCTAAACACAATTGTTCAACCTCGTCAACATCATCCCAACGACCTATATCGTAGCTAACAACTCGCTTTGGTTTCGCTGCAAGTAATGCGTATGTGCTTGTTGGTCGCCTTACTCCAAATTCAGTGCAATGATCGCAAAGTTGGGCAATCTCAAATATTTTTGGTAGTAACAAATTTATATCGCTTTCTTCGTTGCATTTTTCGAGATACTTTTTCATTATCTCGCTAATCTCTGGTTTTTGTGGTTGTTCTTTCGGTTGCTCCGCTTTTTCAGTAGTTGCATTTTTTGCAACAACTGCCTTTTCAATCTTTGTTTCGGTCTGTACTTTCTTTGGTCTACCTGCCATTTTATTTTATTTTTTAGTGTGTGATTATTATCCTACTTCAAATCCTTTATCCCATGCTTTTGTTAGGGTCAAATCGTTCATTTTATGTGTTTCAATAGGGCTTAAAACTATATCACCATCTCCCCGTTCAATGTTAACTGAATTGATTGATAGGTAATCATCTGTTGATTCTGTATAAGCCCACATAAAGACTTCGCTTTCCTTGTTTGGCACTTGATTAAGCAACTCTATAAGAGTTTTAACGGTCATTACTCTAAATATTTAATGTTTGTGTATGTAAATTCATAATATGAATCATTATCGCCTTCGCCTTGATACCATTCACCTGAAATATCTACTAATATCCAGCTCCCATTATTGACAGCAATAAATTGATCGTAGTTATTATCGAATAAATCTTTTTGAAGTTCTTCAATTAAGTTTGTGTTTAAAACGCCTTCATAAATATGATGAAATCCATTTAACAAAGGCTGAATCATATCATCTTCGTCTTTTTCAATCCATATTTCAGCTTGAAACTTACAATCGAATTTATTCATTTAGCTTCTTATTTGAATTTCAAAGGTAAACAAAAAGTTTTTGTATTTGCAAATTAATTTAAAGGTATTGCGTTCTGATAGCGTTACATTCAGATGGTGTAAGCCAAACATCTATGGCGTGAAACCCTATCGTTTGAAGCTGAAAAACGGCCTCTACGCTGAACTTACTGCAAACTTCTCGTGGTGCTAAGTTCATTCCAAATTCGTGCATGACATTGCAAATATGATGATCTTCGTTTAACGTTCCGTTCCAGGTTCCTTTGTCAATTATCTGCATCATTGCTTTTGGATTACGTATTGATAGTCCTCCGTTTCCTCCGTGTTCCTGCCATGCCCATGGCGCACCGCAATAGTCCCACTCTAAAAAGTCCTCTATCCCTGTTCTAAGCAATCCTGAATCGTGTTGGAATATAAGTACTCTCTCCGATAAAATATTTCGCCACAGACGCTTAGAAAGCATTAAGCGGTTATAATCACCTATTGAATTGATTGGCTCGTTTTTGATGTGATAGATTTCACAGTCTTTCGGCAAATACTTTTCGTGATTTTCGATTATTTGTGTTAATCCTGGTATCTCGCGATTTTCAATAATTAATGCCGAAAAACTTTGCATAGTTAAAATATTACATCTTTTGGATAATTGAAATGTTGGCGAAGTATTTCTGGTAGTTGTGTTTTGTCAAAATCGGTTGCTTGTGGCCATAAATTATGCGAAACGAGGTGAAGACCAAGCGGTATTTCCATGCCAGGTTGCCAGCGTTCATATACGTCTGTTAACCAATTAGGACGAATTTCTGACTTATGGCCGTGAATTAATAGCTTGTAACGCATTATTTCCATTCTTTGAGCGCATCCAAAATGATAAACAGTTCCATCTACAACGTCCCATCCTTCGCAATCCCTATTATGTAAATTATGAAACCTTATAGGAGTAAATGAATCGTAGCAGGCATGATTAAATGATTTCCAAAAATTGATATATCTGGAAAACCCTATATTTCTTTTAGTTGATTGCCAACACTGTTCAATCTGTTCGTCAATATCACCGAAAACTTCATCCGCATCGAAAACTAAAATTCCGTCATATTTACCGTCTTCTGCTATCTTGAATATTTTCCCTCTATGAACACCCTCTTGTCCTGCATCAACATTCACCCACTTTACTTTATTTGATGCGCTATAAGCTATATTCATTAAATCGCTTTCGCTTTCTGGGCAACTTATATTCGTTCCATGTCCGTGGCTTGGTTTTGATGTATAAAGCACTATTATTTCTTCGCAATATCTTGCCGCTGATCTTATCGCACAGTCCAAATATTCCCCACCATAATGTAAAATTAATTCGCCGAGGACACGTTTATTATTTTCCATTACAAATTATATTCTAAAAAATCAATTGCTGTTTGTGCTGAAACGCGCCATGCATTAGCTTGTTTTTCGGTTAATTCGTTAGTGAAAAACTGATCTGATTTAGGCAAGTCTTCACCTTTAAATGATTTACTCCCAACCGCTACACAATAATCATCATACATTTTGCGGGCCAATTGTTCTTTTTTGCTTAATGTGCTTGGCATATTATAAAATTTAATATTTGTTTCTTGTGGTTTTATTTCACCGGCGTACAATTCAGTTACATAAGTCCCATTAGTTTCGATGGCTAATTGCTTGAATATGATTGCTTCTTTTTTAGTTTCCATTGTATTTGTTATAAAGATTCAAAATTTCTTCGCCCATTTTTTCAAATGAAAATTTTTCTTGTGCTAATTTATGTCCTAAAAATGCAATTTGTTTTCGTTCATTTTCATGTTGTAGGTAATAGTTAATTTTGTTTTTTAAATCATTTAAATCATCAAAAACATCTAAATGAGTCCCTATTTCAAAATCTTTTTCAATTCCTTTATATCTATGGCTTAAAACCATTATTCCTACTCCAATCATGCGAAATAATCTATCGCTACTGTATCTATCACTATCAAAATGACTTAAATTGATTCCTATTTTTGCACCTCTGTAAACTGCTGCTTCGCCTCTTTGATCGCTCATGAATTGTCCTCCGTCTGGTTGACCGCTTCCAAATGCTTTAAACCTTTCGCTATAGGTTCGCTTTAATTCCTTTACCATTTCACGCCTTAAACCTGACAATGGAAATTGACTAAATGTATTACCGAAAAAAACTATCTCCGCTAAACTATTTACCGGCCCAATATTGCTATAAATATCTGGACTTATGCCAATTTGAAGAAAATCTGCATCATATCCACATTTCCGCATAATGTCAACATCTTCGGTATTGCTAAATGTAGATAAATCAAATCCCCATTTAGCGTAATTAAAATAACATTCCGGTAGGATATTTCTCTTATCTCCGCTCCACCCAATTACATATCCACCATTATCTTTTAAAGCTTTAATAGCTTCTGGACTAATCCCTTCTGATTGGATTTGCACCCAAATCAAATCCGGATTATACGTATTAGCAACATTAATTATTTGAAAATTCAAATCCAGTGATTGAGATGCTATTTCTCTGTATTCCCAACCTTGTGATTCAAATGCTTTCTTTAATCCTAATCCATGATGATCTGGAATGCAACTCATTCCTATATGTAATGCTTTTTTCATGCGTAAATTAAAGATGTATAATTTTTATTTTGACCTCCTAATTGTGCTCTTAAAGCTGAATAGGTTATATCTTTTTTAAATGTATAACTTTCATAAGCGTCTTTTAAGCTATCGTAATAAATGCCATTTTCAAGATTAATAATCATCTTTTTTAGATGATTTCCTATTTTATGTTTGCACTCTTCTGGCATTATTTTACCAATGTTGCCTTTGCTTATTTTGCTTTTTGTTTCTTGCGAATGCTTTCTGCCTAACATATAAGTATTACCATTATTTCTAATCAATAATGCTTTTCTTGCTTCATCTGAAAAAACATGTCCCCTTTTACCATTGCTTATATTTAATCTCGATTCTTCTGACATTTTATGTCCAGTTTTTGATTGGCTTATTTTTAAACTTGTTTCTTTAGAAACAATTTTTCCTTTATGAGCTTTGCCTATTTTTTCTCTTGTTTCTTTTGAAGGGCTTCCATTTGCTCCGCCTTCTTGCAAATTTAATCCATGATCTGTATTGAATGTTTTATAAAATGCTATCCAATAAATCTCACGTTCGTTTAGTTTTTCTTTACTGCATTCTTCAATGATTTCAAAAATGTGATTATCTGGCCCATATTTTAATAAAGAATTATAAATTCTAGATTGACTTTTGCATCTTAATTTAAGATAATCTGAAAATCTTCCAATAATATTAAATGCTTGACCAATATAGATATTCCCGTTTGGACTTGTAATCTTGTAAATGCCACAAATTTTCTTTCTTGCCATAACAAAATACCCGATCAATACAAAGGCAGTCCAGTCGCACGAAAGTGCTAAGGCAATGTATCAACCGGGATATTTTTAGTTTTTTCATAACTGAACTGCGATACTAAATTAAAGTTTTTATATTAAATAGCAAATATTTGTTTTGATACGTTTTTTAATCACTTCAAAACAACTTCTTATTGTTATTGAATTTATACCTTCAAAAATTATCGTTCGTTATATCGCTTTAAAATGCGTTAAATAGTGAAAGGCATTTAAACGCTATGTAAATACCTAAAATTATAAATGTTAGTACTGAGGCTTTTGATTTTCGTTCGTAAACAACTTCAAATATCCCATCTAAATAAGCAAATGCAAAAAACATTAAAATCAATTTTAATATTTCAATTTCTATTCTCATTTTCTTGTCTTTGAGCTATCCCTAATCTGATTAAAAGACCATCAGCGTAATCAACTGCACAATTTATGTCATCTTCCATCGGCCTTTCTGATTTTCCGTTTGCAATTAACGTATTTAAAAACTGTGTTGACAAATTCAATCTCATTTGCGCGATGTTTGCCTGTAATTGCTGATTGATTTGATCTTGTGTTGGCTTTGCTTGTGTTGGCCGTCTGTCTGCAAACTGGCTTGCATTAGGTAATTTATTACTCATATTGTTGTTTTATTTGATTTCTTCCCAAATTGTTAAATCATCTTCTGATGTTGGCTTTGGATTAGCTATTAACTTAAATTTTGTTTTACACCTCTTACACCAAGCTTTTGTAGGTAATGAAGTTGCATTAAACCTCAAATCATGTGTGAATAGTCTACAAATTATATTTTTCATAATGCTATCGGTGGTAAAAAATGATATGGCCGTTGTATTCTTACACTCCCATCATAGCTTTTCTCCCCGGCGTGTAAATGATAACTTTTTATTGTCAATGATGGATTTGATATTTGGTATCCAACATTCATTAATTCCCAATTCTGGCGATTATCACATCCTGGGATGCCGAGCCAATGATCTGTGAACTTTGGTATTCTTATTTTTCCTTTGAATAGCCAGCTATCCGTACAATCCTTTCGGCCAACAAATGTAATTGGCCCATTTTTACTTACATCATATCGCGTTAATGCCCAACATTCATTCTCTTTTGGAAACATTGTCAATTCGTCAAAGTAAATATCTGAATTTGAAACACAATTTATATCTGCATCCCCTGTAATGTTATTTATCGCATTAAAGAAAGTTCTGAATGTCGGCCTTACGGTTACAGGCAACAAAACTATATTCGTTAATTCTTTAGGAATAAATGTTATGTTTTCCGATTGCTCACCCAAAACAAATATCGTATCAAAAACATTTGAGTTTCTTTTTAAACACTCAACCAGTTCGTTTACTCGCTGAATGTTCTTTTCAGGATATAGGGATATGTAAAGATTTATCATTTCAATAATATTTCTCTTTAAATTCCTTTAATTCATCAAATGCTTTTCCGAAATCGTAATTGGGATTCATTATATTATTTAAAGGCTTTTTTAGCTCTTTAAGTATTTTAATGAGTTGGCGTTCATTTTCTGACATACAAGAAATAACTAAATCATAATTTGGACTCTCAATAACATCGTCTATTTTTGCCCAATTCAATCCAAACCCCTTTTTACTAAACTTTTTATATTGAGATTTAAATATTTGATCTTTTGTTTTCATGAAAGTAGTTCTATTGTATCCCCCAAATCATCTACATTAATAATTTCATCCCCTTCAAAATCGCACACTATTGCGTTTGGGTCGCAATCTTCTAAAATGTCTATTAACTGTTCAACGGTCATTTTATTTCTTTTAAAATAGGTTCAACAAATCCAGCCCAAACTAATTCAAATTCCTTTTTACATTTATCACATTTGAAATCTAAATTCTCCAATTCTATTAAAAACAATTGACAATGTGGGCATACTGGTTTTGTCATTCTATTCGAATATTAATTGTTTGTTTCCCTTCAATTTCGATATCTTGGCGTGGTGCCCCGTATCTTGAATCCATTAAAACTTTATAAGCTTGTGAATCTGATTCCCTCGCTGCTCTTATTTGGGCTAACGTTATCAAATCTTCTTGAGATAACATTTCTTCAACTCCGCTTAATGGATTCTTTGCCTTTATTTCAACGTCAAGCCACTTTTTAGCTATCGTTGCCCTGTTCTTTACTCCTGCTGGTCTTCCATTTTTTTCCGGTTGGTTTTCAGGTGTAAATACTTTTCCTACTTTATTACCCTTTTGAAATGGCATGTCGTTACTGTGTCGTTTTGTGTAGCTTCAAAGTTAGTATTTAAATATGCAAACTTGCAATTTTATTTTTGTTTTACTTTTATCGTTTCCTTTGTTGAAGGCATTCAATTCTATGAATTTTGTCTACTTGTTTAATAAATCTGATATAGGTTGATCTAAATAAAATTCTTATTGTACCTATCGGTATATTATGTGAATATGCTGAATGTTTTTGCATTTTAAGTTGCTATCGCTTTTAATATTTGATTGTGATGGGTTCTGTATCTTGCATTTGCTTTTCTTAATTCTTGATGCTGCCATCTATCTTCGCCTGTAAGTATCTTTAAAGCTATTGTTACGTTGTATTCTTCAACTGAATACCTGCTTCTACAATACCTCCATTCAGGCCCATAAACTATATTTGTTTTGGTGTCTATCATCTCTGAATAGCCGTGAACGTTTGTGAATTTAAAACGCTTTCTGAATTTTTTAAGCAATTTAGTTTTCATTTGTTTAATTAGTTAGTCTTCCCACGCATATAATTCGTCAAACTCTTTTTCATCCATTTTTGTGTACTCAATCCCTGTAACCTCTTTTCGCGGTATTTCAAGTGATTTCAATATCCCTTTTATTTCGCCCTCTTGTTTATACTGTTCGGGCGTTAATATCAATGTATTATAATTTAAAAAGGTTATTTTGATTACATCTATTTGATTCATAAGCTATTAAATATATATTTCGCCTTTTAGCTTTTTTAAAGTTTAACCCTTTTGTTAGTTGGCATCCATGTTCTTGTGCTATGGTTTTTAAGGAACTTATTAAATTCGTTTTCCTTTGCCTGTAATTCTTTATCGTAATCCCAATTTTCGCTTAATTTGTCTTGAAAAAGTTCTGAAATATTTATTTCGCCGAAGCTCGTTTCTTCACATAAAACTAATCTTAATTGATCGATAGTTATCCAATTATTAGAATTTTCAATATCGCTATTTAAATCTTCTAAATAATCTTCAATTTCGTCTTGGCTAAAAAAGTATTTATCATCGCTATCGTATAGATGAAGGCAAGCTTTACCGTCCCATTCAACTAATTTAAGCTTTTCGAAATTTTCAGCGTCTTTCTTATTTTGGCAATCGAAACAATATTTTTGATATGTATAATCTTTCTCAAATTCAATTCCGCAATCAATACAGTCTGCGTGTGTAGCTAATTGATCTTTACTTATCCTATCAGCCCAATATGTTATCCCATTAGCTGTAAACGTGTTTTGTTCGCGTTTTTCTTTACCTTCAATAATATCTTTTAGATTTACTTTAGGATTTGGTTCTTTCAATTGTGAATTTTTCATCTTCTTATTCTTTCGGTTTCTTTTTTCCTAACCAACAATTAAACCCCTCTTTTTTAAGTCTTTCGTATAAAACTTCTTGGCTTGCAAGGCTATCAAATTCAACTGTTAACAAAATATGTTTCGGATTTGTGGCCTCAAAATTTACGCTTGTTGTTGCCTTTTCTGGTTCAGTTTCCCATAATCCAAATAACGATATATCGCCCCAATTTTCATTGAGTTGCGTCCAATCCCAATCACCACTATTAACATTATCGCGGATGGAGTACTCTTTTAGCTTCTCTACTGTCGTTTCGGGTGGCAATACAAAGCATAACACCTCTTTATATTTTAAGTCCTTATACAGCCCCAGACGTTGGTTACCAGCTATCACAACATAGTTATCTTCAAAAGGATAAACTAATAAGCATTTCCATTCGGCTATCTCCGGGCTTTCTACAATTGATTTTCGTAATGCATCTTTTGCGCCGCTCGTTATCTTGCGTGGGTTTTTAGGCAATCCAGATATCTGCCCATTATTACCCTTTAGCTTAGATATTTTTATTAATTGTTGCTGCATCTTAATTATAATTTTCAATTTTGTTTAAAGGCTTAATTAAAAGCTTATGACGCTCTTTTTTGCCTTGTTTCATGAACTGATATTCGATTGAACCAACACAATAGGCAACCGAAGCAAATAAGGTTGTAATTACAAATAACTCTCCTAAATCGGCCTGTTTTCCTATCGCTAAAACTGTAAACATTATCAGCAATGTTTTGCCAATGTACTTTATCGTAAAAATTATTTTCATTGCTTCAATAGTTTAATTGTTAGTTTTTACTTGCTGTTTTTGCTTTGGCCGGTTTAGCCTTTAATTTATTTTCAAAAATGATAGCTGATTGTTGGTAAATGCTGTCTAATTTATCGCGAAGTATTCCGTCAATATGCAGTTGGTGAAGATTTTGTTGGATAATCAATGAGTTTCGGTAAATGGTTTTTACCTCATTGGAATCAAATTTAATTGAATCGCGCTTAACCTGGGCTGTTACTGTGAATGTTAAAAGCAGGATAGTAAGTAATAGGATTGTTTTTTTCATATTAATAATCGTTTATTTTTATTGTTTTACCTTCTTTTATTAATATACAGGGTTGCACTTCTTTGCCATTTATGGTATAAAATCCATCGATCAAGCTGAATGAACCCCACGACGACTGCCAATACGGCGGCGTCATTTTAATAATATCTTTCTTTACTATTGTGATTTTCTTTCGCCAATCCCAATTTGAAGCCTCAATATAAGTTCTCTTTAAACCCTTGCATAGGTGTTTTTTATGACTGCCGATTTCAATCCATACAGAACAATTACATGTTTCTGTAACTATTTTATAAGATGTACTGTCTTTGCCATCAAGTGAATAATACTTGGTAGTTGTATCTCGCCATTTTTCATACCCGCAGTATCTCCAATGTTGTTTTTGCCCAAAACAGCATATTGCCAATATCAGTAAAATGGTTGTTAATATGATTTTTTTCATGTTTAAAAGATTAAGTAAATCAATAAATAAAGGCAAATAGTTAATAAGCTACCAACTATAATAGTTGAGGCCGCACATGTGTAGGGATGTTCCATATCGTTAATAATTATGCGTTATCTGCTTATAAATCGCAATTACTACCAGGGTTATAGCCGCCAGTATTAAAAAGTATTTTGGCTTCATTATTTTAATAGATCAATTCCAAAAATCATTTTATCTGGTACATGAAACATTTCTTTCCAGCTTAAAACAACGTCCTTTTTGTCAGTTTTCTCCTCAATTATCCAGGCAGGTATCCAACTTTTAAAATAAAGCTTTGCGCTTATTCCTGTTGATGTTACCTTGATAACGATCTTTTGCTGTGGTGTTTTCACTTTTAATATTTATCAAAGTGGATAACTCCGAAATGAGCCATAGTAATTAGTGTAATAATAATTATTATCATGCCAATGATAAATACCCTTATTTGGGTCTTGTTGTCTGCGTTTTGTAATTTGTTAATTGTTTTCATGATGTAATATTTTAAAATTGTTGTTTGCTTTTAGAAATAGTACGCTGCACTTGCTTTTTATTGCCGGACTTCCGCGTACTATCTTTTATTCTTTGTTTTACGAATCAAATGTATAAATAGTTTTCGTAATTGCAAACTTTATTTTAAAATATTATGATTTTTTATTTCCAGATGGAATAATGTTTCGTTTTCACTGAAATTTTGAAGTTTTTTATTTTCACCTGAAAATAGAAAATGATAGGTATTACTGAATTTAAAGGGGTCTTCCCAATCAAGTTTTAACTTGCTATCAATATATTCGTTGCTCAAAATCCTAACTCCTTTTCATCGATAAATTCAGTGATGATATATCCTTTGTCTGAATCGTTAGCTATAATTAAGTTATTAGAATAGCCTTTTTTTTCGATATTTATTAAGTCTTGCTCCTGAATATCTTCAACGTTTAATTTAGGTTCTTCCATAATTAATTAAATATAAAAACTTCTTTATTCTGCTGCTTAAACTCTCTTTCGCGTATTCCTGATGCTAATTTTAAATAAACCTGCTTATTATCTATTGTCGATGTAAAATATATTTCCTAGGCAATATCTTCAATCTCAAAACATTTTTCAATTGGCTTAGTAGGTTTGTGTTTAATCCTTTTGCCGTCTTGATATTGGATTAGTCTATTTCTGTGATCTTTCATAGCTTATTTGTGTGCTTCAATAAATTGGTCAAGTTTAAACTTTTTAGGATTCCAAAGTACGTTTTTATAAATGTACATGCAATCATTTAATGCAGTTGTCATGCAATATGATAAGTCTAAAACCGGCTTTTGTCTCTTTACGCTTTCTTCCCAATTTAGACATGCTACAAGTTTTTCACCTTTGTATTCTACCCAATTCATTGAAGGGCAATCATCTGGTAACCAATGTGGCGGTTTCCAATTTTCAAAGTTAAGATCAAAATTTTCTATCTCTTTATTTGTCATCTTGAGGGTGTTTATTTAAACCTGCTGCTTCCATTGCTCTATAAAGTTCAATTATTGCTTTTCTAACACGTTCATGTTTATTTGTATTTCCTCCGCTCATAGCAAATCTACAGGCAAGTTTTTTAAACTTTGGTTGACTTTCCATAAGGATAATATACGGATCGCTATTACCGCCCCATTCCATCCAAAAATGACAATCAGTTATATCGCAATCATCTGTTAGTAATGCCATTTTATTTCCAAGTTAAGTTTAAATATGAATATGCTTTAATTAATTCCTTATCGGTTAAAAACTCTTTTATCTTCTCAAAGCGATTTAAAGCGATTTGATACACTTTCATTTTTGACCGTGTATTTGCATCTGAATCATATTTATCATGGCACTGGCAGCCTCCTAAGAATCCTGCACCCATAAATAAGATATTATCTTCATTCATTGCTATCGATTTGAAATTGCATTTTTCAAGAATATGGGCGCAGCAGCTTCTCTTCGCAAACTTATTAAATGCTTGTAATGGTTGTCCGCAGTTTTCGCAATTATAAGGCATTCTTAAAGCTATTCGGCTATAAAATTCATCCAGTTTTTGCTTATCAGTCTTTTCTTTTTCGGTTAAAACTTTAGGCTTACTTGTGATAGTTGAACGTCCCTTATTTACCTGTTTTAAAGCTTCACGTTCAATCCAAACAAATTCGTCACCTTTAGTTACATCTCTTGTTTTTTGATAGCATACAAACACACAATCGCCGTTCTGATCGAGTTCTACCCAGACAGGTATTCCATTTGCTGAAAGCTCTGTTCCACGTTTATATTTGGTTACTTGTGTTATCACCTTGTTAACTTTTTTATAAAATCCTTAATTAAATCGCCGTTAATGAATGATTTGCTACCTCCTGCATAATCTTCATCAAAAATCTCATTTGCGTGAAGTTTATCTTTATAATTTTTTATATCTTTTTCAAGCATCAATAAAGCATCTTCATATCTTACTCTTTGGTTTTTCATACCTTGTAAACTATTCCTTTCTGGTCAAGTATCCAGCTTTCTATTTCCGCTTGCTTTGTGGCTGGATTGTACCCAAAAAATGTAGTTTCAGGCACATAAAAAGTTCCTTGATCTTTAATGTGTAAAACCCTTGAATTACCGTACTTTACAGGCTTTTCAAGTAATGTTATCTTAGCTTTATTGCTCATCAATATCTCCCTTTATAATTAACTGAATCGCCGTATTTAGCTACTAAAATCCCTCTGTTAGCATTCTGGTCGATGCAAACCGGCGTTCCAAACTTTGCCCAGGCTTCCCAATATTTTGCTTTCTTTTTTGGGTGAAGTTGCTTAAAGGCTATCTTCTCTGTCTGATTGTATGTTTTCATCGTTCATCCAGTTTGGCTCGCTGTTATCAAAATATGATTTATTAAAACCTTTGCGAATCTGATTCACAAAAAGTATAAGTAAAATGAGTAAGGCTAAATTTATCATGGTTTTTTATGTTTTTCGTTAATTATCATTGGGGTTGTGTTTACCCATTTTATTGAATGATGTATTCGAGGATGATTGCTGTTCATCATTGATACCTTTACCCCGGACGGATGCATCATAACAGTTGTAAACGCTTTACAGTATGTTCCAAATCTTAAATACATATCCGTAATGCCTGATTTGTTTGATTGTGTTGCGGTTTGATTTAAGGCAACAAAGCAGATATTTAAAAACATATCGCCCCGGCTACCTAATGTTATATAAGTGTTCACATCTTCGTTCATTGCACCGATAAAATTAAACGGCCTTTCAGTTGAGCAAAAAAATGAGTTCATACACTTTCTTTTCGGAAATCTGTATAGTTGTTTCCCGTTATCAAATCCGCCTATGAAGTCTCCGTTTTGAGCAAATGCAATAGATAAAAAGTTGTTTTGTTTGTAATAATCTAACAGTAACTTAAACATTTTATCTAAGTTTTTTATGATAAAAAGGCTATTATTTGTTTCGACTAATTTATATCTAAAGTCGGTATAGTCGTCGTCTAATTGAACAAAATAAGTAATTCCTAATTCTTTAGCTATTTCAAAACATGCATTTCGTGCGTGTGTTATAGTTCGGAGTTCATCGAAATTATTTCCTTCGTCAACTTTATCAGCATGATATTTTTTATCGAAAATCTTTACATTTTCAATCCCAAAACTTTTTATGTATTCATCGACTTTTTTATCTTCATTGTCAACTATGAAAAATATTCTGCCTGTATAACCGCATTTTTTTAAAGTAGGTAAGGTCTTAATATTATGTGGCCTCCCGTGTGTTAAAATGAAAACTGCAAAGTCGTTATTCTGCTCCATATTCTTCCATGTATTGCGACTTAATATCATCACACAATCTTATATATCCGTATTCGATTGCCTTATTAAAATCAATTATTACAAGTGCTGAACGTTCCATTAAGTGTTGCATTTCTTTACTTGAATGAGCGTAATAATCAGCAATCTTTTCGTAGTGAAAAACGTTATGCCTTTTTGCCGCTTCTATCAAAAATGTTTTTTCATCTTCGCTAACATTTGAAGTCTGAATTTCCCTGATTATACGCTTTGTTTTGCTATCTTCTAAAAGTTCTAAAAGATGTGGCTTTACGTTTTTAGGTTCGTAAATCGGTGCTTCAATCTTTGATGAATACTTTTTATCTTCTTCTTTTTCAAGATGATCGTTACCGAATAAATTAACTTGCTTCATATTTTTATTTAACATATATCGTACTGAACGGCCACGATTCTGTTTTGCCATCTCTTTCAACTATCACAGAACTTGCTGAATATTTCCCTATGCCAGTTATATCCATTTTAACCTCACCTATTGTCCATGATTTTAAAGTTGCTTCGATCAAAGGTGTGCGGTAATTTCTTTCGCAATAAACTTGCATCCCATCAAATAGTTCACCGCCATTATGATGAAATATAGCTAATGATTTGAGGTTTTTTCTATCTGGAAAGGTTACTTCTTGGTATTCCATTTTCTTTAATTTTTAGTTCTGTAAATGTATAGTTTAGTTTTTGTATTTACAAACTATTTAATATAATTATTTATGCAACTTGTAGGTTTTTTTCTTTTTTAAGTTTGTTGATTAGTCCTAAAACTCTTTTTTGATCTGTTTCGTCAAGTTGCAAAACGGCATGTATTATTTCTTCGAGCTTATCAACTTCGTCGTCTGGCGTTTTTAAATCAACTCCTATTCGTTTCAAATCTACTGCTATGAAATTAATATATTTTGTGACAATGTTACAAGCTTCTGTAGTTTTTGTCTGTTTGCTTTTTTCTCCTTTTATTCCTAACTCAAATAATTCACTTAACCCAAATGCGTACTCTGAAAATATCTTTCCTGATATATAGGCTCCAGCACAGTAATGAAACCTTTCCATAAGTTTTTCGTAGTCCATTTATTTCTTTTTGAATAAGTCTAACTGCTTTATAATTCCAGGTTTATCAGGATATAATTGTTTTTCAGGTTTGATATTTAAGCCACACATTTCTTGGCATGTTGAACATTTTCCAAAATATGTTTTAGGATTAAATTTACTCATTAAAGTGTTTTTACCTAAAAACTTTGACTTTTTTACGTTAATTATTCCGTTTGTAACAAGTTCATTATGTGGATTAACTCTTAAAACCGTGTCTAACGTAGCTTCGTTTTTAAACAGTTCTGATTGAACTTTAGCTAACTTATGGCCTATTTCATTATCCATATTAAAATCAGCTGATACAACCCTTAAAACTGACTTACAATAGCTTTTAATCCTATTATATTGCTCAATGCTATTTTTCAATAATTCCGGCTTATCAAGTGCTGAAACACTTGTGTTGATACAAACGTTTATTGTACTTAAAAACTGTAAATGTTCATCAGTTAAGTTGGTCCAGTGCTTTGTTATTATTACAATTTCCTTGTTTGCGTGACAAATTATTTTACAAATATTAATCGTATGCTCCCAGTTTTCTGATGGGTCGCCACTACATCCTATCCTAACAAAATCAAGTTTTATTTTACTTATTTGCTGTATAACCTGTCTTTCGTGCCTTTTATTGTCGAAATATCTTAATACTGTTTTGCTGAAATCGTACCCGTATAATTTAGCTGATTTTGCTGCGTAACAGTCATTATAACAGCCACCTTTTTCATTTGACATTCCACTTTCACAACCAATTGTAGTGTCTAAGCAGTAAACGCCACGGTCATTTTTAGATAAGGCTATTCGACTTGAATAAAGTTTCATAACCTGCCTATTGATGGGTACGACTCTTTAATTTTAGTCATATCACCTTTATAGGCAACGATTATTTTTTGTTCCTGCTTTGGAAATTTGCGATAATGAAGTGTTTTTTTAGCGTGTGATAATCTGGTAAATGCCCCCTCAACGTAAACAATTTTATTGTAAACAAATAGCCCGTTGTTTTTAAAAAACAATTCGTGTTCTGATTCGCAACAATAATAAGCCCCATCTTTATCGCGGCTATCTCCTGTCATTATAACAAAAAAACAATTATCGTTTAATACCTCAATTGCTTTTTTATAACCGGCAAATAAAGTATCTCTAAACTCTTCGTAAGTAGGGATTGAATTTAATTCCCCTATGGGCGGTTTGCCGTCATAGTCTAAATATTCCTCAACTTTATAGTAAGGGGGGCATGAAAAAACAAGATCGTATTTTTTGTCTGGTTTAAAGGTTGAGCTATCCGATTTAAACCATTTTACATTTTCAAAATCCTGGCATAACGCATTGTTAGCATCGCATTGGTTTTGCCTTATTTCTGATGAAAGATATTCATATCCGTTTGCTCCGGTAACGAAACCCATTTGAACACCACCGCCAAATGGATTATAAACACTTGTGCCGTTAGTTGGCATAAAGAAGCGTAATATAACCTCACAGGCAACTGGGTCAAGTACGGAGGCGTTGCCGTTAAACGATTTGCCTTTGTTGTGCTGTACGTTGCCATCTTCATCAATTGTATGATTGGCTAAAACAACGTTTGACATACCATTTTTACCCTGCCAACATCCATCCCGTGAAGCAAACTTTGGATTTTCAATATTATATTTTGCCCCGGCTGCTTCTATTTTTTCGTTCCATTCTTTTTTCATTTTCAACCAATCGCCTTTAGTCGAGTTCCATACATTTGTCATTGTTGCATGGGCTAACCTTTTCATTCTTACTTGTTCTAATTGGCCGTAAACCATGTAAGAATAACCGCTTAAATTGAGATACTCTTTAAACCCGATGGCAGCAAATACTTTTGGATTTTCGAGGTCATGTTTTTGACTTACGGTCATAATCATAGGATAGCCAAAGGTATTTTGCTTTATGATTTCGCCGACCATATCGCTATAAATCGCTTTGTATTTTTTGTTTAAATCCATAGCCGATTGAAGCAAGCAAAACTCTTTTGCTTCGTGGTTGATCTGATATGTGAAAAACCCTGAAAAAGCATCATTCAACTTAAAAATAATAGCTGAATGTATCTGCATGTTTTTACGAGCAGCCCGGTAAGCAACCCCGTCCTCAACTGCTAATTTAGCAACCTGTTCTTCATACCCTGAACCTATGACAGATTCTACATTTATAAATTCAATTTTATCGGCGAACATTATCGTTTGCTTTTTATTTATAGGCTCAATAATTATTTCGTCTTCGAAAATTAGTTGTTGTTTCATTTATTATGATTTGTTTTTTATTTTATGTTTGGTAAAATGTGTCTTAACTTTTGAGCAGTTTATTTTGTTCATGAAGTCCCTCTAATCCCAAAACATTTATCTTGTGTTGGATAGCGTTTTCGATTTCGCTTTTTGCTTCGTTAACTACTATATCCATTGTTTCTTGAAAACATTTAGCGAAAAAAGGAATGTTACTTGCTACTTCCTGGGTTAACCATTCAACTGTGAAATTAAGTTCTTGTTGATCGGCTTTTGAAAGTGTTTTTTTAGCTGATAAATCTTTTACACGCGCTTGCTTTACTTTTAAAGTTTTAGCAAATTCACGCATTCTGTCATCAAATTTACGGTGTATAAATTCCTTTCTGCTTTCTTGCTCTGGCAAATGTTCAACCATTTTTCTATCAAAAGCCTCAATAGTGCATGGAATGCCATCGCCCCTATTCATTGAGGTTATCATTTCAGCGAATTGATTCGAACTCATTCTTATTTGAATAATCGGAGTATGATTTGAAGCAAAATACCTATCACAAGATAAATCTCTCTGTATTTCAGATTGATAAACTTTCATTTGGATATAATTATCCTGTTTCAGTTCACTGCCGTAAAAGTTTGTTCCTGTAGAATTTATACGGCTAAATCCAATTTGCCCAAAAGATGGGTGTTTATGCCTTTCATCTTCGTTCTGATCTAAACTCATTTTGTGTGTATTTAAAGGTAATTTACTTTTTTTATTTTACAAGTTAACTAACAAAAACTTGATTAGTAGCTTCTTTTGTTTTTCGTCAAGAAATATTTCATCGGTCAAGTCATCGACTTTAACCTTGATATGCAATCCATCGTAAATAGAGTTCTTAATGGTTATTGTGCTATTTTCTTCGCACACTATATTAAATTCGTCGTGTATGTTCATGATTTTGCTTTTTGTATTTGATATAACGCTTGCTGAATTTAAATAGCTTATTTTTTTGTGGACGTAACCGGTAACGATCCGGCGATCTCCATCTGGACTGGGATCAGCAGCCTCTTTACGCCCTTTAAAATAAGCATCCGTTCTGATCGCCGTCCCGGATGCTCAACCTAAACCTATCACAATGACCGAATAGAACTTCGATCTACTGCTAAAAGCCAAATCCTTTTGAGAGTTTGGCTTGCGTAGACGGGTTTACGCATTTTTTCCGGTATTAGCAGACCGTGAACTATCTCACGGAACACGGTGGGTTAATTTACTACCGTAGCATCTTCAAAATGAAGTATGCCAGCAATCCAAATTTTAGCGGGTGTTTTAAGAATGTCGGAATTATCAGCAAAAATAACTTTATAGCCTTTTTCGTAGCCTAATTCATCGGTTTTAATTACCTGTATGTTTTGACCTATATAAAGGTTAGACCAGGCATGAACATTTTTGCTTCTTTTGATTGTTACTGTTAGAGTGTTCATTTTGAGATAGTTTAAAATTACTTTGTCGATATTGACAGAACAAATATAACTATTGTTTTTGTATTTGCAAACTTTATTTTACTTTTTTGAAATTATTTTTTAAAATAAAAATGCCTTACATTTCTATAAGGCATTTTCGAGGTGAGTAATCGTTCCGTGCTTCGTCTTTTTTGCGTCTATCGTAGAGGGTTGTTTTTATCAAGCTGCAATAAGCTTTTTATAGCTATTTTTTAAAGTTTCTAAATGACCTATGCGGGTATCTATCTTTTTACAGGCGTAGTTAACAAGTTCTTTAAATACATAATCCCTATTTACATGCTTATTACAAAGTGCAAAAAATACTTTTCCATCATCGTAAATAACTAATTTTTTTCTGTAAGGTGTATTTAAATAGTAGGACTTATTAAGGGTGATAATTTCATTCGAAAGTTCGATTTTGATTTGGTTTTTATCCTCAAAAGGAAATCTGTTCCCAATCTCGTACGAAATTTCAGGTAAACCGGTTTTGCCCGTTTTTAAACTGTATGAAATGTTTTTCCCGATCACAATTAATTAAATTCATTGTACAAATATACTAAGTATTTTTAAAATCAAAAACTATACCAATTTTATTAGATTAATTGAGCGTGGATAATAATAGCTGGCAAAATAGGTGTAACGTCAATAATTACTTTCATAACCGTAGCCTTTAAACCTTTGTGGTAAATCGTGGTGTTTAATTCAGGTGTGAAGCTCAACTTAGTGTTTATTGGATTAGCCTGGTTGGTTATTTGACCTTCTTTGTTTTGGATGAATATGATTGTTGGATGCATTATTAAAAAGGATTTATTCTTTTAAAATATTTGTAATCATTGGTTATTTCGAAATCATAATGATTCTGATTGATATATTCTTTACAAATGTCTGTAAATAATTGAGGGTCACGTTTTCCAGTTAATTCAATTTCAATCGCGTTACCAGGTTTCATTCGTGCGAAACATTCAAACCAATAATCTAATTGTTCCTGAAAGTTTTTAAAAGTTGTTTGCATCTGATATATTTTTAAGTTGTTTTTTAAAATCTGAATTTTCAACTCTTAATAATTGTATTATAGTGACTAATTCCCTATTGAATAGCTTTAAGGATTGGTTATAATACATTATTTGGTTTAATTGGGTATTTATACCTAAAAGTGTGATAAGTCGTTGCTTAGAGGCTGTAACTCTTGCAGATGGCTTGCTTTTTTCAAATTTTATTATCTGTTCTAACATTTCTAACAAATAATGATTTTGTTCATTTAAAAGCTTTGTCGGTTTTAATGTATCTTGAATTTCGCTTTCAAGTAATCCTAATTCAAGGTTTTTAATATCAAAACCGTCTTCTAATTTTTCAATTTTTTCCTGTAATTCTTTAAAATACTCTTTTGCCATAACTTTAAAATAAATCTGTTTCTAAAACTTTAAATCCTTTTTCATGCTCAAATGCATAATAGTCAAATGGTGCATCAACTTCGTAATATCTGTTTTTTTTCCAATCAAAAAATAGTGTACACATACCTTTATTTGCAACTCCTTTTGGCTTTGCCTTATCTATAAAAATTTGTACTTCATGTGATTGATATTGTGAACCGCTTTCGCCTACTAAATTAGCCGGTGGTCTCCAAAGTGTTATCCATGTCATTGCCTTTCTAAATAAAGCCTGCCCACCTGCTGCCTGACGTGGTAATGGTTTTGGGTAATAAGTAATATTATCTTTTGTAACAGGTATTGAACTTGCTGGATGTATTGATAAGAAAAAATGTTTATTTTCTTTTTTACAGCTACGGCGCAAATAACTCATTAAGTTTTCAATATATAAATCCTGGCGTGAACCGAATTTTGACATATCGTGTTCTAATTCATTATATGGCTCACCTACAATAATATTAATTTTCTTTTTATTTTCTTTTTCCCATTTTTTAGAATAGTCAAAAAGATTTTCTATTGAATACGCTCTATCATCTGTATCAACAAAAACAAAGTATTCAGTAAGCCATGCAATCACATCGTAAAATTCTTTATCGGCTAAGGCAAAGTTTGAATTTTTTAACATTTGTTTCCCGCTGTATTTATGCACTAATTCAGAAACTACCTCTTCAGCCGATCCTGTTTCAGGTGAACAAATTAAACTTCTTTGTCCATATTTTTTTGCCTGATTCAAAACCATTTCAAAAATAAATTCTGATTTTCCATGGGTTGGCTCTGAATAAACAATTGTGAATGTGCCTAACTTGATTGAATATAAGCTATCAAGGTTTTTAAAGCCTGTATTTTGGCCCCTTATTATCCCTTCATTTCGCAATTTTTCAATTGCTGGCATCATATCAAGTATAGTTTTTATCATTAGTTACTAACGTTTGAAAAATCCAACTTATAATTATTTTGCTGCTTAAAATCTGTTTTCTTATCCCCTTTATTCCAATTAGATAATCTTAATGATAAATCCCATGTTTTTTCAAATTCAAATCTCATTTTAGTTTTTGATTGATTAGGCTCAGTCCAATATTTGAAAAAATCATTGAGTAAATCTTTATTATATTTTGAAAGAAAAGGAGAAAGGGCATTTTTAAATGCCTCTCTACGATCTTTAATATCTATTTTATTTACTTTATTATTCTTTATAGTATTGCGTTCGCTTTCTTTTGGTAATGCGAACGCATTTTTATCGTGTGCGTTCGCATTTTTATTTTGTTCATTCGCATGTTTTTCCCATCTAAATATAGCCGATTCTTTAGCCTTTATTGATTTTGCATTACGTTTATTTAATCTATCATTTATACTATCAGACCAGAAATATTTCCCATCATTTTTAAATAAATCAAAATCATTTATCAATGATAAAATACAACCTTCTGTTGTTCGTAATGCAAATGCATAATTATCACATTCTGAAAGTAAAAGCTTGCCACCCTGTTCATAAATTATTTCTATTAAATCCCAAAAAACACTTTTACCTTCATGCCCTAATTTCATTAGGACTTTTTGCAATTTAGGATCATTCCTTGCACCAAAATCATGGCTGAAATAAAAAGATTCTTTAGCCATTATGCAGATATGGGGAATAATGTAAAAGGCTTTTCTAATAATTGATGTTCATTATTAATAAGCAATTCAAATTCTTTTATTATAAGTTCACTTTTTTTAAACCATTCTCCATTAATCCTTAATGAATTAAATTTAACATGTAAATCCTTTTCTAAAGTACCGAAAGGGTCTTTTATTTTATAAATGATTTTACATTTATATGGATTGTGAGTTTGAATACTTTTAAGCCTCGATGATGGATTATTACTAAATCCTATTTTATAAATATCACCGGCTTCTATCAGATAAATATAAGTTTGTTTTAATATTTTATTTTTTGTTTTTTTATTTGTTTTATCTGTAAATAATTTAAAATCTTCAATATTTTCTAATCTATAAAATGATTTTGTTAATGTTTTATCTTTAAAACATTTATTAGTTTTTACTATTATTTTAGGTAATCTGAAAAAATCTGAATCATTATTATTTTCTATTAAAATTTCAGTTATTAAATAAGGATAATGCTTTTTTTCAGATAAAATATTATCTCCATCTTTGTATTTAAAGATATAATCTCCTACCTTAAAACCGAGTTTAATTAAATGATTTTGATATAATAATATCAAATCTTCGTATAGGCAATTTATTTTATCTATACAAATTGAATCAATTTCTTTGATTGTCATAGTGTGATTAATTTGGTCAATGTAACAATATATAAAGCCGACAAAACCGGGTTAGTCTAATAAAATTAAAACGCCGCCCATTATTTCAACTGTATTTACTTTTTTTGATTTAACAAGATCGTTTACACGTTGTCGAATTAAATTATTTCTACGGGCATATTCAGCCTGAGTAATAAGTTTTGTTCTATCGACTTTTAAAGGAGGTAATTGTGAATTTTCCATTGCTTCAAATATATGTTACATTGTCCGAATAAACAATATTTTATTTCATAAAATTTCGATTATTCTTTTTAATTCTTTTCACAACTGGTTTCGAGCAGTCAATTTTTATTATTTGGAATGTTGTTTGGTTGCAGTAACTCATTTTTTTTGTTTAATCTAAATGAAGTGTTTTAATGAACTGATTTAATATTCTATTTCCGCTTTCATCTAAATGCGGATGCAATGCTCTACTTAATTCAAATATTCTGTTTTGTAAATTTGTAGTTTTGAAATAGTATTTACTAAGCAATGTTGAGGTTTTATCGTTTTTTAATTTATGTAAAAAAGGTGCTTTTTTTGTTTCAATTACTTCGTTCCCATCAATATAAAGTAAACCGGCGTAAAATGGCATTTCATCTATTTTTAATAGATCTTTGGGGCAAGCGTAGTAAAATTTATTGGGTAAACATTTGCAAATATTCTTAAAATAAATAGACGAACTATCCCCTAATCCAAAATTATATGTTTCAGGATTGTAAATCCCACCATTGCGAATATAGGGCCTAAATGGATATTTTTCTAAAATGTATTCTTTTTTGTGATTTGTAAATAAATGATGTTTATCTGTTTTTTTAAAATCAGCTAAAAAATCAGAACGACTTATTTTAACCTCAACTTCTACAGCATAATTACTCGTGGAAACGGCAAAAAAATCACATTCCCAATTATACATGTAAGCATTAAATAACTTATAGTCGTAATTATGAAAGTGCCGCCTTACTGCCTTTAATATGTCAATACTTTTAATTTCTGACATATTATTGAGTTACTTTTTGCTTGCTGTAAAGTTTAGTTAATAGTTCGTCTGCCCATTGAAGTGCTAAATCAGTTCCTTCGCTGCTGTTGTGTAGATTACCTGTAGGTGCGTTCTGAATTAATCCTTGCATTGCTAACCCGGCTAAATAAAGCCTGTCTTTGTGCCTTTGATCTTCTTTTTCAAAAAGGTTTGTTTCTTTCAAAGGCATTTTAAACCCATTAGGCGAACGATCTTGTTTGACAGCCTTCAGGTATTCAAGTATTTCGTTCTGCTGTTCTAAAGCCTTAGTGAAGCCATCTAAAGGTAAGTTTGGTTGCACTGTCTTTTTGCTTCGCTCTAAGATGTAATTCAACACTGTCAATATTAAGTTTTTATCGACCTGGAATGAAAGCCAATGCCACTTTTTATCTGTTTCAAGGTCAATTATTTTTAGATCGATTAATGCTTTTTTGATATACTTATTGATCTGAAATTCTTTTATCAGTTCATCGATTGTTAGTTCGCATCCGTCCGAATTTGTAATAAGTGACTTTAAAAAGTCCTCGTATTTGTCAAGTACTTTCAGCAAAGGTTTTTTCTCGCGTGTCATGTGTGTGATTATTTTAAATTATTTTATTCGCTTTAATGGCCTTATAGTTTCCTTTATTTGACCTGCTTTTTTCAATATCAAATAATCACTGCAAACTATCATTCCATTTATCTTGTAGATATTATTTGATCTGCAAATTAGGCAAACTTCTTTTAGTTGAGTAAATAAATGATTGGTCATCGATTCCATTATTCAGCCTCTCTTTTACAATAATGACATATTTGATATTCAAAATCTATTTCATCGTATTCTCTACCACAATGAGGGCAAAATTGGTATCCTTCTTCGTCAAAGTCATCAAAGGATGGGTCTTCTGGTTGATTATTTTTCATAATTTTAAAATGCTAATGCTCGTGGTTTAATAAAAGGCTTTATCTGCCATAGGAACGATTCCTTATCCTTAAATGCAAATGATATACCGCCTGCTGCTTTAATGTCCTTAATGCGTTTTATTTGTTCATCTGATAGTTCATCTTTCCCGCTTTTTACCTCAAGTTCGGTATGAATCCCGTCATTTCTAAAACCACTTATATCAAGAATAGTATTTTTTATATTATTCTTTTTATAATTGATATTAACTTCTTCATATTTTATAACTAATGGCTTTCCGGTCGCGTCAAATGCATTAATTACTATTGGCTTTCGTGTAATCCTTTGAGATGGAAAATTGTTGCTCCTATGGCATATAAATCCGTTTGCATTTAAATAATCAATGCATTCAGAAGTCAAATCGGCTGTAACTTTTTTGCTCTTTCTAAGCTTTTCGTTTCGGCTTAATTGCTTTGGTGTTTTAAATAGAGTTGACTGTTCCATTCATTTTAATTGCTTTAAAAGTTCTTCTATTCCTCTACCTGCTTTAATAGATTTCCCATTGAAATATCCTGTAAACGGATAGATAGTATTTTTTTTGCCTTTGAAATTGAAAACTATCTTTTTATCAGTCGTTTCTAAAATATCAACGTCCGTCAAGGTTGTTAATCGTTCATGGGCATAAGCCATTCTTTTTGGCTCTAATTCTTTCTGCCTTTCAATATTTAATCGCATGTTAATTTACTTTTAAAAATCTATTTGTCATGTTATCAATAGTCGCAAAAAGCTTGATTTCTTCTGATTGTAAATATTCGTTATAATCAGCTTCTAAATCATTTTGATAATCTCTTTGCATTTGTTCATAATGCTTTTTTTCTTCTTCTCTATGGAAATTATCAATAGCATCGTAAACATTCATTTGATAGGTTATTTCAGCACATTCAATAGGATTGAAACAATCGCGTCCTATTATTCCTCCGCATGATGGGCATGTTCTCATTATCCGTAAATCTCCTTTATACGTTTTATGATTACTTCTAAATGATGCTTACTTCCTGGTCCTCGTCCGTTTTTAGCCATATCATTAAAGCATTTGTATTCTAAAAACATTGATTGTAATTCTGCAAGATCAGGCGGTATAACTTTTTCACGTTCTTTCTGAATAGCCCCTTCAACATACCTGTTTGTTATCATTAAGAAGTTATCGCAAAGCTTTTCATTAAGAACGTCTTTTAATCCTTCGCAAGCGCCTGAAAACTTTTCGTAATCTGAAAGTTCTTCATAGTCTTTAGTTTTTTTCATTTGAAAAGGTCATTAAAAATATTAAATCCGTTACCTCTAAAATATTTACAAACTGAACTTAATAGCCTGTCTTTAGGTTCTCCATTTCCACATTTCCAACGGCTATATTCGTCGTAAGTGTCCATTATGATTGTGCCTTTAAACCTTACATCAAAAAGAACTGAATACATATAGTCTTTCCCAAAATAGATAGGAAACGTTTTAAAGGTCATTTTTGCGTACGTTTCGCTATCGATCAAAATATTTTCATCGCTTTCCATGTCCCGGTAGATTTCCAGTACAAACAAATTTGCTTCCGTATCTTTTTCGCCGATCATTTGAATAAGCCAATTTTTAGCTAATTCATTGTCTTCTAAACTTTCGGAATAGTAAAGTTCTTTTATCTTTTTGAAACTATTAGCTTTCGCTTGGTCGGTTGTCTTTTCGGCTAATTCCATAAAGTTTAACTGTTAAATAAGTGCATAAAATCAGGATGCGGTATTGGCCTGTGTTTCGGGTAAACAATCATTTTATATGCCGCAACTCTTTCAGATAAATATAATGGCTTATAACACGGTTCAGCGGGTTTAATAGTTACTACCGCGTCTTCATACGGTGTAGCATTAGGCCAATAAACATGCGGTTCAATATCTTCCGTTTCAAATCCTAACATACATCTCATATTCCCGTTGCCGTTAAATTGTAGAAATTGACAACGTGAACACGATTTAGGCCTTTTCCATTTTAATTCTACTTCCCTATGCATAAAAATAAAAAAGCCTTGTTAAGCTTTTCGGAGGTTGCGCCAATCCGAATAAGCCACAAGGCTAAAAATGTTTTTTACAAAAGTACTATTACTTGGGCGCAAACCTAATAGCAATTTGTTATGTAAATTTACATAGCTAAACGAAGCTGCGGGTTGTCACTCTTATATTTTAGCCATTCATCAGCTTCGAGCAAAAGAGTATCTAAATGCTCATCTGCCAGGTTTAACAAAGCATAATTAAAACCGCCATCAATAGTTAAGAAATTTATTACAGGACATTTCCAACGCGAAATTTTATCATCTGCATTAGTTAATTCGCCTATTATTTGAAATCCTGTCTGATCATCTTTCGTCGTGATTATAACACCTATTACATTAACGTCCATAAATGCCGGATGTGTCTCATACAGATGGTTATCAAACCAATCTTTATCAATCAATTTACCAGTTATATCATCTGGCTTAACAAATGCAAAAGATTGTAAAATAAAGTGAGTTTTAAATTTATCACGCGCTCTTTCAAAGTCAGCGTGACGGCCTAAATCTGACTTGAAGATGGGTTGCTCCTTTACTACTTCATTTTGGCCTTGTGGCTGAAATGTTTGTGAAAAGTGAATTATTGTTCTTTCGCCTTTAAAATAAATGGCTGAAATTGTTTTTTTGATTTTGCTCGAATCCATGATGGCTTTTTATTTTTTGTAAACTTAAATAACTTTTTTTAGAAATTTTAATTGAAGTTCTTTTAGATTATATTTTGGATTGGTAGTATAGACGATTGTGTTTTTATTGTCCATTAAATTAACTGCAATCTTTTCTTTTAATCCTAAATCCCTATTTTTAAAAACTCGCTTTTTCGGGTCACTTGCGTTTTTATTATTATCAGCCTTTCTTTCTTTTTTGGCTGATTTAACTTTTTCAGGCTTTATTTTCACTTCTTTTTTGGGTGTAGTAACTATAACAAATGTTTCTTTGGTTTTTACTTTTGCTTTAGCCTTTTTAGCCCTTGATAGTTCAACCCTTGTTTTAGCGTTTATTTTATCTTGAGGGTTTAAATGGTATCGCACAGTTAATCGTGAACACCCTAATGCGTTGGCTATCTGATTGTAGTTTAAGCCCTGATTATGTAAGGCTAATATTTGTTCGCCCATGCTTACTTTGTTTCGTCAATAAGTTCGTAACGTAAATCTCCACAATCCCAGTCAACGCGTTCTATTAAGAGCTGAATTGGCTCTCCAAAACGTTTAGTTCCTTCATCTATAGCCCACTTTTCTACTTCTGCCAAAGAGTTACGATCTAACATTGAGCAATCGAAGTACAAAGTCTTAACCTCTCCCAAATTAATTGCTGCCAATTTTAAAGCCGCTATGTAAATGCTCGAAGATGATAACTGCTCTTTTGTGATAGGCAGCCCGTTAAATAAAATCTGATCGTCTCCAAACTCAAATCCTTCCGGCAAATTCGATTTTTTAATCATTTCAACTTTTTCAAGTTCAATCGCCTTTACTTTTTTGTCTGCCTCTTTTGCTTTTATGTCAAGCTGTAAAAGGTCTTCTTTAGCCTTGATTGCCTCGTTGTTTTTCTTGATCTTTTCGTTTTTGTCTTTCGCGTCCTGTAGCTTTTTATTTAGCAATTCGGCAACCTCTTTATCCTTTGGCTTGTTTGCGGCTGTTGATAGCCATTCTTCGCCCTGTAGAACGCGTTTCTCTAATGTTTTAAGGCTTTCCTTAGCTGTTTTTAAAAGTGTCTCTAATCGCTTTATTTCGGTCTCCTGGGCGGTGACTTGTTTTTTAAGTTCGGTTACCCCTTTATCAGATGTTTCGTACTTGTGGTTATGTAATTCGATACCCGAAATTTCCATTTGGATAGGTTCAATGTCAATTTCTTTTACTGGCAATGATGGATCAATAGGTTTCGGATTAGCCTTTGCATCTTTTAGTTTGCTATTGGCTAATGTCCGGTCTTCGTAAACTATTTTATAACGGTCGTTAATTTCCGAAAAGTCAAGGCCGGTAACATCTTCCAGTATCTTTTTTTGCTTTTTTGGTTGAGCGTGTAGGAACTCGTCAATGTCAAAACTTGGAGGGAAAAATCGTCTTGCTATTTCATCAGTAAGCGACATTTTTAATTCTTTGCCTCCCTGGTCTTTGGTTACAAAGATTAATCGTTCGCCTTTCGCCGTTTTGTTATTGAACTCCCAAATTAGCTGTTCGCCAGTTGTTAGAGTTAATTCCTGCATTCCTTCTGCTGTTCCTGTTTTCAGGATAACATCAGGCTTAACATTGTTTAATCTGTCTATAAGGCTTCGTAAAAAACTTGATTTGCCGGAGTTGTTCGCACCGGTGATTATGCAAGTTTGGCCTGTGGTTCCAAAGTCTGCTTCGAACTCCGATAAAGCCTTCAAATTAACAACTCGGTTTTTCTGGATTTTTGACATTGTGTTTTATTGTTTTAAATAATGTGTGATTTTAATTATTTGCATTAGCTTCAATTTCAGCACAACGTTTTATGTCTTCTAACGCTATTTCATTTGTTTCATAAAACCTTGTTGGGCTAACTCTGATATTCTGATTGGATGCGTGATAAATTTGCATTGCGGCAAATACAGATGAAGTTTTTCTTTCTAAATCGTATCCAACTTCACCTGCTAAATGAACAACCCATCCAGCCCTACAATGGGTTGTGTCGCATGTGTGCCAATCAGTCATATCAAAAGCATTTGGCGTTGATGTAACGGCTTCTAAAATTCGTGAATGAATATTTTCTATAACAGGAACTATAAATCCAGCTTCGCTGATTGTTTCTAATCTTTCATTATTAATGTCTCTTTTGAAATAACAGCCGGAACAGCCGGAACAGCCGGAACAGCCGGAACAGTCGGAACAGTCGGAACAGCGGGAACAGCCGGAACAGCGGGAACAGTCGGAACAGCCGGAACAGTCGGAACAGTCGGAACAGTCGGAACAGCGGGAACAGCCGGAACAGTCGGAACAGCCGGAACAGTTCCAACATGCTTTGTTTTTCAAATTCTGTTCTTCGTAATCCGCATATAACTCGGCAAATTCAGGTGCTACCCCGTTGATTTCTTTATCTATTCTTGATAAAAATTCGCTATAGGTTTTAAATATTTCAGTTTCCATTATTTTATTTGGTTTTTAAAGTGTGATTTTATTTTTTATAAATCCCGGCTTACTTCATGTCGCCTTTGCTGTAACTCGTTGATTTGGTCGCGTATGTCCTCTATCCGATCTTCTAACATGAAGATTTGGTTTTCGATTTGCTCAATTTCCATTTCAGCATTCCGGCGTAAGGTTTCCCTTTCCTGTTCGGCGTAGGTTTGTTCTCTATCCCATTCCGAACGCATGTAATCATCATAGCTTTGTTTCATGGCTTTTATTTTTTATAAATAGTGAGCATTCATTCCTATAGTTGTACTTCCTACGTTATGGTCTGGTTACATCCGTGCTCCGGAGTCGCATTCCAATATATACGCTCACTATTTTAATCTTTGTTGTATTTATCGTGGTCTTGAATTTTACCTACAATTTCATTATAAAGTGCTTCAGTCTGTTGCCTATTTAAAGGATTATGAATTGAACCGTCACCGTAGATTAAATGAAATGGCATTATCTGACCTTGTTTTTTAAAAATAGCGTTTATGTATTCGGCTGAATATTCTAAAGCAGCGTCCATTTCTGTTTTACTTAATGAAATTGGCCGTTGCCTTATTCCTGTCGGATATATCGAAGCATTTAATTCACGCAATACCTTTTTGTCTTGTCTGCTAAATAATTTTAGTCGTGCCATTTTTAATTCTTTAAATAAGTTTCCATTTCTTCAATCAATTCAGTTGGTAAAGTATAATTTGACGTAGTGTGAAATTGATCGCAAAATATAAATGCCTCTGTAATTCCGTACTCTTTGATTTGTTTTGAGAACTTATGTATTAACCTAGTGTCTATTTGCTTTTTCATCTTGATACGTTTTTAAGTTTGTCTTAATTGACAATTCAAAGATAACTATTGTTTTCGTATTTGCAAACTTTATTTGAAATTATTCATCAAACCAATCATAATTATGCTTTACATACTCTTTTATTTCGCTTTCGCGTTTGCTATCAAAAAAGGTATCAAGAGTGATTAATTCGGCTATATCTGTGTTAGTAAAGAAAAGTTCAGGGTAATTATCCTTTAAAAAATCAAGTGTGCTTTCGGCTCCAAACTCGCCTATAAATCTTCCTATACCTATTGCTTGAAAGTTTTCACTTGATAATAGGTCTTTTTCTTCAACCCCTGAAAGATAAACGTTAATGTAACCGCTGCTTCGTGTTGTTGAAATTTGCGCGTCTTGTGCGTCTATGTTTAAATCCATTGTTTGAGTTATTTAATTCGTTCACAATTTTCTGGTATCCCCACATATTCAAGTTCAAAAAGTAAATCTTTGGGGTCTTCAATTAAATCAGGTCTATCGGTTGCCCATAATCCTAAAGTCCATGATAGGTTGTACTGCATTGTTTTGTAATGCTTTTGAATATCGGTCATCGAGGCTAATTCGGTTTCTTCACCGTCTTTATAGTATAGCTTTCCGTCTTCGCCTTGGATTAGCATTGTGTTGTGGTCTATCTTCATGATGCTTTTTTAATTGAGTTGAACAATTCAATATTTTTGTTAATCATATATTCAAATCGCTCTGTTAAAACTTCGGTTGCAAGTTCAACCCTTTGATCTATTTCTTTTATCATTGCTTCATCCCGGTAAATTCTTATAATTTTCATTTGCAATAATTCAATTTTTGGACGTGGATTAAAACTTACAAAATCACACCATTCTTTTTGAGTTACAAAAAGGTTTGATTGAATTTGAGTATAATATTTTTTGTAAAACTTTTTGAATTGATCGGCACTTTCTAAATCCATTAAAGCCATGTGGTTTGAACCAACATAAGGACATTTTATTTCAATTATGCCATCCGCATTTACTTTCCCATCTGGACTGCCTCCGAATGATTCACTATAGGTTTCAAAGCCGCAAAGATCAACCTTATATCCTTTTATTATTTGATATAAACCTATTGCCTCTGGTTCATTGGCTAAACCCCAATCCGTGGCGTCATTACCTTTAAATCCATTTTCTTCAATTATACCTGTTGCCCATTCATCTAACTTTTCATAGATATACGTCCAGGCTCCATCTCCGAATGGCTCTCCGGCTGTTTTTGATGTAACTAACAGACAATTAACTTTTGATGATGTGAACTTTCTAAATCGTTCTGCATGCCATTCTGCACTTCCTTGCGGATGAAATGATCTATCTATATTTTCCATTATTTTTTTGATAAATAGTCATTCATTATTTCTGTTGTGATTTTCCCAGCTGCAATCAAGGTCAATAAGTCACGTTTTGTATATTTTTTTTCTTCATCAAAAATAAATGCCTCTTTTTCATCGTAGGTACTTTTATGTTTTCCATTTGGTGTTTTTTCAAGATCACGGTTTAGATTGCTTCCAAAGGCAACCCCGATTCTTTGCGCGCCTTTTAAAATTGCTTTACTATAGCAAATTGCATCTGCCATACTTTCATCTTTTGCTTTGACTACTGTATGGGTATCGGCATATTTTCCTTGCGTAATTGTTTCAAGGCAAACGGCTGCACTCCCATCATAATGAAACCATTCTTTTTTCACTGGATGCCAAACTTTTATCCGTATGTCTTTTTGAAGTGAAGACGCTAATAATTGCGTTCTTAAAATTTCAAACTGTACATACCCCTCATAAAAGTTTCTTAAATTATCTTCGACAAAGGCAATCGGTAAGCTTTGATAACCGTCTTCATTTGTGTAAATTATTGATGGGTCTGGTTCCTGGTTTAAAAGAATATTAAATTCTTCATTTGTCATTTCTGACGGCTTTTTAGTTAGATTTTCTATCATGATTTATTTTTTATAATATTCAAATTTGCAAATTCTTTAAAATGTTTTTTAGCTACTTTATTATAAGCTAATGAGTGCGTTTCATGTGGTTATCCTTTTTATTTTCGCGTATATTTTCGCTTAACTTTTACTTCTTTCTCTTTGGCTGGTCTACCTGCTTTGCCTTTTGACGGTGCAACTTGCAAATTTTCAACCTTATTTTTACTACCTTTTTCTTTGATGACAGTTGAACCATTTACAGAAGTCATTTTTAATTTTATCTGCTTTGGTTTTTCGTCTATCTCAAAAGGTAGTTTTTCAACTATGGGCTTTTTAATCGGTTCTGCTGAACTTTCTTTGCCTAAAGGTAGTATTTCATCAAAACTGAATCTCCACGTCCCTGAATCCTTTGAAATAGCTGTGACGCGCTTATGTTCCGTATCGATGCTTAAAATGTCACCTATGAATCCGTTTAGATTTCCTGGTTTAATACTTTTTATTGAATCTCCAATTTTCATGTTTAATCAAATTTATAGAATGCAAAAATACCTTCATCGGTCGGGTCTTGTTCAGCTATCTTTTTAGCTAATGTCATTAATGTACCATTGCAAGCCTTGAAACCTTTGTCAATGTATTTTGTAAGGCGTTTTAAACTATCAACTGGATGTGGCAATTCATTAATAACTAATTTCATTTTTAATAAATCCATTGGTGCTGATACGTGATAATAAAACTTTTCAAAGTTGACAGCAAAGCAACAAACGGTAAAATCAAATTTTTCTATGCAGTCTATAGGATTTTGAAATGGCTTTTTAACAATGTCAATATCAAATTTTTTATCATTTATTGTAATATAGCCTTTAATTGCATTCTTAGTAATTAGATAATGTTTGTATGAACGATTATTTCTAAGCCACCTTACTAAGTCTGCCATTGCTTTTCTATCTTCACAAAAAAAATCAATATCTGTGCGTTTAGATGCGTGAAACCAATCCCTAACTGAACCACCTGCAATCCATATTTTACGGTTTAAATCTTCATTCATGTGATTGAAATAATATGAACGAAAATGAGATATAACGTTTGTTGCTTGTGGCATTAAGGTTTGTCCCTCTTCTAATGAAATAACTTCAAATTTGTTCATAAACTTTTTTTCTAAGATAACAAACTGGTATGCTTTCAATAAAGCCTGATTTTTCATATCGGTGCGCTGGTGTGATTGCTTCTGCCTTTAAAAGCGTTTCGTACATTCCTTCGTTTTCGCTCCAATCTTTAATTGCAATTTCTTCTTTTAAAAGTCCTGGCAAATTAACTGATGCTTTGGCAACTAAATTATCATATATCGGCAGGTCGGTTCCTATCAATTTTAATGCTACGTTCCCATCTTGATACATTCCAGTTTCAAGCGAACAATTCCATTGTTTAAATTTTACTTCCATTTTAAGCTCTATCTAAAATTGATTTTAAATCTGCAAATTCACAGTTAATAATACAGTTTCTCATTTCCACTAATTCAGCGTGTTTTGTTTCCCATACAGAATTTATCCATTGACGTGAAATATCGCCGTTAGGTAATTCGCGTTTTGTTTTGCCTTCGATCAAAACTTTGTCAATTGCTTTGTTTAAGGCTATTATTCCGGTATGACCCTCATAGTCTTCGTAACGTTGTTGTAGTTGGTTTAAGTTTAGTGTGGTTTCCATTTTTTATTTGTGTGTGATTAGTTATAAGCCTAAAAGTTGTTTGATGTGATTGTTTACTTCAATTATAAATTCTAAATAAAGATCATAATTATCACAATCTTTTTTTAAATAATTCTCAATAGCTAAATTCTTTTCTTTTATTAATCTATCAAGTTGCCTCTGTGTTGAATTTAAATAGGCATCATAAATAAGTGCTTCGTCATTGCCAACTTTGATAGAAATATCTTTATATGTTTGTTGATTTCGCATAATCCAATTATGCAAATCATATTTAGTATTATCTATTGTAGCTCCCATTTTTATTTATTGATTGGTTCTAATTCAATTGATTTCAAAGCTTTTTATTTTCCTGCTTTCCATAAAGCAAGCAATCGTTTTTTAAAAGGAGATATTTGCGGTTTTCTATCAGTTGCGTCCTCAAAATATGGAGGTGTTAAATGATCTAATTTTTGAACTTTCCCAGTGAGTTGTGTCATTGTTAAATGATCTATTTCAAACTTTGTTGGCTCGCTCTTTTGCTTTTTAACGTACTTCCTTTTTTGTACTGGTTCTTCTTTAAAGATAGTAAGCTGTGCTTTTGCTATTTGCATGTTAAAATTTAATTATGTTAACTTTTTTCAATCTTTTCATGGTTTTGCCTATTTCATCCATATATTCTGATGCTTGAAAACCTCTGCAAAGATTCATATTTACGCCTGCACGATTGTAACTTTCAACCGATGCTTGTATTTGGCGTTTAAGTAATTCGCGTACTTCTTTACGTGTAAATGTTTCTTGTGGCATGATTAAAAAATGATAGTTTGTTCCACAAGTCTTTTAACCATATTTAAAGTAACTGCCTGACTGTTGATTCGGTCAAAGAAGTATTCGGAAGTATTTTCAAATGACATCCAATAGGTAGCTAAGGTATCGCCATCGACTTCTAAAAGGAATTGTTTGTAGTCTTTAAAAGTTAAAGAGTTATGATTCATAACCTGACGTGTTACAGATTCTATGATCTGCATATCGGTTTCTACTGGCAAGTTTTCCATTAAGTTGAAAACTAATTCAGCGAATTGGTCAACTGTGATTTGCTTTTTTGAAGTTGAAGTTTCCATTGTGTGTTTATTATTTGATAATTCAAATCTACACAATGTTTTTGTATTTGCAAACTTTTTATTAAATAATTTTTATTCAGTAGTTTCTTGTTCTGTTAATTGCCAGTTAGCGTCCTTAACTTTTATAGCTCCACAATTAGTTAAAACAGCTTCCATTTTATCTAAAGAGAGTGTATTTTCCCGCACGTACATTTTCCAACATGATACTGCACTTTTCCCGTACCCGTACTTCTTAGCGAAGCCTTTTTGATTAATAAGCGTTAAAAATGCCTCTTTCGTTCCCTCTATTGATTGTAGTTCCATAAATGTTTTTAATTTTTATTCAAAGTTATAGTTTTGTTTTTATAATTGCAAACTAAATAAAAAAGCCCTTCATTTCTGTAGGGCTTTTTACGAATCCTATAGGCGATCTGACATATTATAATTGCAAAATATAATACAACCTATTTAAGAACTATTGTTGCGCTGTAAATGTAAAGCTATTAAATAAAAAAACGAGTAGATAATTAAACCTACTCGCTCAAAAAACTTAAAAAATATTCTTAAATCTTTTTAATAATTCCGGTAACCGCCCCGCCAGAAAAAAAAGCGTATACCTTAACCACCAAAAAAACTACTATAAGAAATATAGCTCCGATTGCAGTCCACATCCATAAATTACGCCCGTGTTCGGTATCGCTTAATTTTTGTTGAGCCTTTAAATTATCGCTATTGGCTTGTTGTGCTGAAAGTGTACAAGCTGATAAAGCCCGGTTATCTGGGATTGTATCCCTAATTGTAACCGTATTTGTGATCGTATGTCCAGGTAATGTAATTGTTTTTGTTATAAAGACAGTATCGTGCCTTAAAACGGTATTTGTAATAGTATTACCGGCTATTATCGATGTGTCATGCTTGATTAGCGTGTCAGAGCGAAGTTTTCCGGTAAAGCAAGGGTATATCTCATTTGATAGTCTTGAAGCCTCTGTTGGGTTTTGTATAAACAAAGCATCCAACCTTTTAATTGGATTGCAACTAAACAAAATAAGCCCGATTATTATCAGGCTTAAATTTATTTTAAAATTATTTTTCATACGCCCTTATCTGTCTTCGCGGATGTTGTAACAACCGAAGCATCATTTTTACTGTTAAGCACTGTGCCCCCTGTGGTGTTATAATCTTTTGCGAAATATCCTAAAGCTGCGACTATAACCGCACCAATTAGATTTTTCCAATCAGTTGAAAAATTAAAAGTACCGTTTGAAATGATCGGCTGTATAGCTAACCATAAGGCACCTATAATGCCGATAATTGTTGTTTTGTTGTTCATCTTTTATGTTTTTTAATTAATGTTTGCTAATTTTTGTAAGGCGGTAATATCACCATTAAAGTAATTTATATCAAGTTCGCCGCCTGTAAGTGATCCGTCTTGTTTTCCCCGCTCTGAACATTGCCAAAACAGCCAATTATTAAATCCTTGTGGCAGTTTAGGTACATGATCCTGATAACCAGCAATCCATAGATCATAAATCCCGAAAGGTTTTGAATCGCCTAAATATTCCTGTAAGAAGTTAGGTGAACAATAAACAATTGGCTTGCGGCCTGTTCTCGTTTGTGTAAGTTCCAAAAGCTTTAAAGCATTATCGCGACATTTTGATTTATTCATCAAAATATATGTATCAAGTTTTCTACTTTCTTGTGGTGTTTTTCCGACCTGATTCTCAACATCAATGACAGGAGGCAATACACCGCGTGCAGACCAATCAACATTTCTGTTAAGAAAATTATCGGCTTGTTTAATAGGATCAGATTGCGCTACCCAAAAATCATAGGTTCCTGTCAATAACCCTTTTTCAGTTGCCGCTTTCCAATTAGTCTGAAAAGCGGGATCGTGGAAAGTTTCACCCTGTGCACCCTTTAGGAAACAGTATTTAAAAATAGCTGCTAATAATTTCCAATTAATATTAACTGAATGATTTATGTCGAATCCTAATGGATTATTCATTTTAATTTGCTTTAATAACCTGTGTAGGATCGAAACCCAAATTTTTAATCAATTGCTGAAGTGTAACCATTCTTTTTGTCAGCATAGATTGATTTTCACTTTTATTATTTGGCATCCAATAGCATGTCATTGTACCGCCATATTGAAGTATTTTGTAATAAAATGTCGGTTCGGTGTCAGTTATTTTGCCATCTGTAAAAGTCGCTTCACTTCCAAATGTTCCTACCCATTCGTTAACATCCATTTTTTGTAAAAGTGTACGCGTAATATTTTCAGTTGCAATTTCAGTCCCTACGTTTTGGCCTTGTGATTCCATTGCGGCATTGAAAGTATAGGTATCCGAAAATATTGCTGCATCTTGACACCATGCGTTTACTATCCAGCAATTGTTATGTCCTTTTGCTATCTCATCACCTTTTGGTTTTACTATCTTATTTGCCGCTACATATACCTTATCTTCGTTTGGTTGCCCCACAACTGAACTCCATGCTGCAAATACTCCCGTACGTGGTAATTTTAAGGTTTTAACTTTAGCATAATTAGCTGCTGTTAATTTTTCAAATGTTACTAATGGCATATGTCTTTCTGTATCCGCAATAGAAGTGTAAAATGGATTAACCCAAATTTTACATGCTTTACAAAAATTGCTTTTTTTAGTTGGATATTTAGCGTATAAAGCTTTTACATAAGCTGCATTATATGTTTGAGCGACTGAAATTTGCCACAAACTTGAAATAGCAATCAATAAAATCAAACTTATTTTCATAACTTTTTTTGTTAAAATTACGCTAAAAGTTTTTATAATTAAAAATAAAATTTTTATTGAAAAAAAATTACGATTTATAAGGTTTCAATCTCGATAGCCAACTATTTAAAAATTGTGCCTGATGTGGGTGAGTTGCAAGCTTTCTATAAAATTCCTCTCGCAATGAATTATATCTATTATACAAATCAGGCTGTTTTGAGGTGTTTATAGCAACGATCGTTTTTTGACCTATTATACTATCACTTATTACATTTGATGCTTCCTGAATCATTTTAGCTGCCTTTATAGTACCTGAATTTACACCAAAATCATAACAGCTATCTGCAAGTTGTTGGTCGTTTAACTGATCGAGTTTATTTACATCCCAAAAATTAGTTTTGTAGAACGAATAAACTAATGATTGCAAAATTAAATCTTGTTTAGCCCATTGGTTTATTGTACCATCATCCGTTCCGTGAATATTTTTGATTGAATCTATATGATACCATCCTTGCCAATTAGGCCAGTTATTTCTTGAAATTCCTGCATAAGTCTCCCCTCCATGATCTGATTGGTTATTTGAATAGCCACCCTCATTAATTCCTGTTAAATGTTCTGCTTCATTAAAATTTGCCATATCATATTAAATTACTAAATAAGGCTAAAATAAATAATATTGCCCAACCCCAAGTATAAGACTGCGAAAGTATTTTTGTTATCATAATCAAATATAAACATTTTCAAATAAAAAAGCAGATTTAGGCACTCGCTGCCTCTGTCTGCTTTGTCCTACTTATGAAAACTATTGATTTGATTATCAAATATAGTTATTTCATTTTTAAAATAGCCTCGTTTTTTGCTTCTATACTTTTTTTGAGTTCCTTAATTTCATCTTTAAGATCATCCATTTCCTTTTCATACCGTAATTCAATCCTTACCCTTTCCGATTTTATACCCTCTATTTCCTTGTCCCGATCTTTAATTATATTAATATTTATACTGCTATTAACAAGGTAATTGAATACGCCTATTAATCCAGCCCCGCCAAAACATACGCCTAATGTTGCCACTATAATTGACCACCAATCTAACATCATAATTATAGCCATGTCTTAAAGTTATCATTTTTGTGGAAGGTTAGAAAGTGCATTTGCTTTAAAAAGTATTTTTTGATTTACACGGTCGAGTGCGCTTTTCATGTCTGCCTGCCAATCTGTATCGTTTTTATCAACGACATCAAAAACGCCAGTTCGTAAAAAGTCTTTCATGTTTTTAATATCCAAATAGCCCGAAACTATGATTATATAAATACCTGGGAAAAATTTATGTAAATAGGTAATCATTTCAATAATGTTATAATCCATAAACCCAGGCAAGCTAATATCGAGCATCACTAATTTTACTTCGTTTGTAATAGCCCTCTTAAATTCATTAGGATTATTAAAACTTTGCACATTGTACATATTTTCAATATTAAAAAATTTATTGAAAAATTCTTCAACTGTTGGATCATCGTCCAATATTAAAGTTATTATTTGCTGTTGTTTTAAGACCACAAATTTGCCCTCCAATGCTTTGTTTATTTCCGAAAGCCTATCTTGTGCATCAAGCTTAATTATCCATTCTGATGCTAGTTTAATACCTTCCATTACTTTAATTTAATATGATATTTTTTCTCTATAAATGGCTTTAAACTGTCTGCCTGTCGCCTACAGGCATCTGTATCGCTTTTTCTTTGAATATATTGCCATTTATCGTAATAGTAGGCAGCCTTTTTATCGTTAAACATAAGGCTGTAATAGCTATAAATAGTGCTGTATTTTTGAATACTATCACAATAATTATATTTATTTTGTGCGTTTAATTGTACCGAAAACGGTATAATTAAAACAATTATAATTAGTATTTTTTTCATTTTTATTGATAAGCTATTTTAAGTTCGTTAATACCCAATTGCACACCATATGATGAGCTGCCCCAATCAAAGGACATACGTATATATTTAGGGTAATTTAAATTAGCAGTGCCATCAAAAATAGGCTGTACGCTTGTTAATTGTGTTCCATATAAATCTATATTAATATACACACTTGTTGAGTTATACTTTGCAATTACAAATTTATTATATCCGTAACCAGTTGAGCCAACGAAGTTAGAATGATTGTAAGGCCCGTTGCTTACACCATTAAAGCCTAAAGTAAAGTTTCTGAATGGCTTTAAAGTAGCTATTATTTTATTATTGTTGTCAAGTATGTCGATATGGTACTGATCGTTAGATGTGCCGACAACCGAATTAAATGCCAGCCTAGATAAATCAATTAAACCGCTTACCTGCCACTGTGAACACGCCGTTATTAATGGAGTTGACACCTGTACATAATAATGTGAACCTGCTCCGGCATGCGATCCTAACATAATAACGTCAGGACTTCTGCCAAGTTCGCAGCATACTGCGCTTCCTACGGTTGATTTAAATTGATCTCCGCTGTTTGTGAAATATTCAGCAGGTGAAACAGTCCATCCCGGTTTACCTTGTGGGGACTGCCCGGCCACCAATGCAGATAAAAGATCAATCTGATTAGGTATAATTGGCAAAACCCTGTTCGTAAGCTTAACATTTGTTGTTTGCTCATTTACTGAACTTAAGTTGTCAAGTGTCCAGCGGTGAAAGCCTCCGTGTGCACTTTCTTCGTTAGTGTAAATTTCTATCTTACTTGCAACTTGAACCGGTCGAAGTGTTTGTGAGTTATTGGCATAGCCGTAAGGCGCATCCATATTAGTTACCTGCGGCCCTAGAAATCCAAATTGCGTTAACACCAGTCCTTCATCGTTTGTTACGGTAATGATGCTGGTTTGGCTATTTTTCCAAAATTCTCCGTGATATCCGAATATGTACCAGTTTTGTATCGAATTAACATCGTTGCCAGGCTGTTGTACACTATTACCAATATCAAAAAATTGCGGCTTTGGAAATAGGCCTTTATACGCTATAAATGTTTCGTACAGGGTTTTAAACTTAAACCTGCTGTTGGCTATGTCATATCCTGAAATATGAAATAATTTACTTGGGCCGGTAGCATTTGAACTTCCGTACAGGCCTAAAATTCCCGAATTTGAAATGGCCCAATTCGAATTACCGCTTGCAACATCAGTACCTAATACCATACTTGCCGCTGTTGTTGCAGATGCAAAGGTTGGATTATTACTACCGTCAAAACCGGTTAATCTTAGTTTGTTATAGTTAAGAACCCGGGTAGGATAACTGCCTGTTGCAGTCCTGTAATATACGCTACCCGTACTATCAATCTGTGAGCCTGACGGTAGTACTGAATTTATCAATCTAAAGCCTGTTGATGTTAATTCAACATAGTATGGATGGTTGCTATCCTGCTGTACAAGGGCATATCGTTTACCATTTGATGCCAATAAAATTCTTGTTACTGGTTGTGTTCCACCCCATCCTGCTGGAAACGCATACCCGTAATTATTTGTTAATGCCCAGCCCGAAGCAAGTGGTTGTGAATAATCAATAGTGTATTCCGCAAGGTTTTGAAATACCTGTGTGGGTTGGTTCATTACTGTATTAACATTGTACAGCCTGGGCTGCGTCATAATGTTATTGATATACGACCCGGTCTTATCAAAGTGCTGATAGCGCCAGTTGCCGACATCACCTATCCATAACGAGCTATCCGATTGGTGCGTTATAAAAACAGGTAAATAACCGCGGGTATCGTTGAAATAAAATTTGGTATTGGTAACTGTTGGCGAGGTTGAATAATCAACCCCTACTGTGCCAATAGTGCTTATTGATGCAAGTGTAGTGGTATTGTATTGCTTTACAACTTGTTGATCTAAGACAGATAGCTTACCCGCGTAAACATCGGCGCCCATAATATGAGTAAAGCCACTAATAATGCTACCTGTGGCAGTGAGAGTGCCATCTGAATTTACAGTATACTTATTTTCTGTTGTGCCGTTGGAGACCCAAAGCGTGTTATCGTTCTCTAAGTTTAAATTATCCGGAGAGGTTATAGCATCCGTTCTGATTAAAGCCCCTGTAGCGCCGTTTAAAACATCGATCTTATTTTGTAAAGCGTGAGCAACCAAAAGGTATTTACTTCCTCCTTGCTGTACGGCCATGCCTGTAATACGTCCTGTTGCACCTAATGTATTAGCATCAATTGCGTGATTAAAAATACGCATCGGGGAAATATTAACTACTGTCCCGGCTGAAAAAGCTACTTCAGCATCATTAGAAACTGCGGTAGCCCAAATGAAGTTTGTTCCTTGATTATAATCGCGGCCACCGTAATAAACATTGGTCGAGTTTGCGCAAATAAAATAGCCGCTCATTCCTGTATTTATACCCGGTACTACGTTTATTTTTACATTTGGCGCAGATTTTAAAACTTTAAATAACCCCTGATGATCCCTTTCGCTAAAAGTGGCCAGGCCGTACATGTAATTGCCAACTTCAACCATACCGCTTATAGTGCCGTAGTAATAATGAACAGTAGCACCTGTATCTGAAAGTGAGGTGTTACCTATAATTCCATCCCATGTATTGGTAATATTATTTTCTAAAATCTTAACTTGGTATGTGGTGCCGATTGTTAACAGATTACCTTTATCGTCCAATCCATCCCATTGTAATGTATGTGGGCCAGCTTCAAAATGTTCTTGAGCGAATAATGTTCTAACTAAAATACCGTTACTGTATACTCCTGCTGACACATTACCACTTGCGCTGAAATTTAATGTATAAGTATTGGGTAGAGTTTTGTTAACCGGTAAAGTTGATTGCGCATTTGCTATAAAATTTGCATATATGCAAAAAAACAAGCATATGTAGAGTAATTTTTTCATGATTAATTCCAACTATAAACGCCAGCTGAATTACTGATCGTTCGTAAATAAGATCCTGCCGTTGCCGGTATTGCGTTATTAACTTGCCCGTTTAATTGCACCGTCCAGCTACCTGTTAACACAAAAATAACACTTCCGCCGCTTCCTAAAGGTATGTTATTTTCACTAAAACTTAAATTGGCGGTTACTGTTACTGTTTTATTTGGCGTTATAGGCTTATAAGGCTCATTCATTATAGGCTTAAAGGTTAATACCTCTGGTGTTATATCAATAGTTACTCCACTGCTTGACGTTCCGTTTACTACTATTTTAGCAAATGATTTTACAGCTATACCTTGTGAGTAAGATATTAATGGTATAAATAATATGATTAATAGCCATTTCATTTTTAATATTTATAAAAGATTTTACTGTAGTACAATCCTCTTTTTATTTATAAAGACATCTAATTTAGTTATTAGCTGTGTCCACTTATTAAAATTTCCGTCCGGGTATATTTGGTAAGTTGAGTTTAAATATCCTCCGTTACGGTCATAAAACATTATTTCCAAAGGCGAATTAGTCGTTGTATCGCGCATAACCGTTAATCGATACACAATAGATCGTGCAGTATCATTCCCTCCTGAAACAATCATTGGTACACATTGCCTGGCACCTGGTTGTATCCAAATAAAATCGCCCTGTACACTTTGTATACGCGTTGCTTGTGAAAATGCTGCGATAGCTACTATCAGCAGTGCAATTGTTATGATAAGTTTTTTCATGGTGTAATATTATAATCAAAATTTATGCTTCCTGTTAATGCAGTTACAAAAGTAACATCGAATGTTGTTGTTGTTTGAGCAGATATATAGTAATTAACCGCGGTTAATAAATCACGTGGCGTTATGGTAACATTGTAACTATTATTGGCCAGTGTGCTACCTATTGTAACCGTGACAACCGTTGTCGCAGTTCCAGTCGTAGTTGAATTTCCGTGAATTGGAGGATTTCCTTGCCTTACTATTATACCGGCTGTGGCTGATGTAAATATAATCCTAAATTGTCCAACTAATCCAGCTGTAGTAGATAACGATCCTAATGATGTAAAACCGCTGCCCAATGCAAGTGTTACCGTATTGGCTCCTGCGCTATTATCTATATAGAAATCAAAAACATATCCCTGCCCTGCTGAATTTAACTGCGTAGCCATGGCGGTAGCTGTAGGCATTGTAATCGTTGTTGCGGCGGCTGAGGTTGATGTTATATATCTTGTTCCTATTTGAGCAGCTGTAGCTGTGGCCGTAGAATTAATAGCAGTAAGTGTATTTGAATATGATACTGGAGCGCTTGCAAAGAAATTTGTCGTATTCCACTGCCATAAAACTTTTACGAATGTTTGACTAACACCTGCCGCATTATATCCACCTCCCCATAGATCACCGCTTGACAGATTTCCGATACCACCATAATTACTCCCGTTCATGGCGTACGACATCGCCGAATGAGGTGTACTGTATATACCAAGTCCTAAAATACTACCATTCTGAACGCTGAGGTTTCCATTAGTGATACCAACAGCGGTACCAGCCGCTGAAAAAGTATTAGTCTGTGTCCATGTATTTGGAGTGGTTAACCCTGCTGTATTTTCACCAGCTATATAAAAGCTCCATGATGTCGCGCTAGTGCCAGACGTTAAAATACATGTTAAAATACATATCTGCCCTTGTGTTAATGTAGCAATAGCATTAAGCCCTGATGATTGTATAACAATATTTATACCAGTGCCGTTATTGGCAATAATGAAAGTTTGGTATTGCGCCAATGTGCTTACAACAGGCAGCACGTAAGTTTGTCCGCCTAATGTGGAGCCTATTAATGATTGATATTGCGATGACGCTGCCGTTAAGGTCGTTGTTCCGCCTGCGGATGTTGTTGTCGTGCCGTTTGATATAAATGAATTTCCACTAATATTTGCATTTGCATCTCTGATTGGTATATAAGATGCGGTTGGCGCGGTAGATGCCGTTGCTAAATCTGAATTAGTAACCAAAGATGAACTTACTACGCCGGACGCGTTTGCATGCAACAATCCCGCCCCATATTTTGAAAATGTTACAGTGCCATCGTTGGCGATGGTAAACCATGACGTAGTTGTGCTTGCGTTATTTGCTTTCGTATAAAAATCAAGTTGACCACCTAAATCTGTAGCTGTTGAGCCAACGGCCGAGACAGACATTCCGGCCATGTAGGTATATGCTGGCGTAGGCCTCGTATACGCCCATCCGCTAAAACCACCTATTAAATCACCGGTATTATTTATAGATGGCGATCCAGGAGTTCCCCGCGATGTTGAAACCGTATATCCTGGGGTAACAGTTCCGTTTGTAACACTTCCCATAGCTGAATTAAGCTGAAAAGCATCGTATTGCCCGTAAACATTTACCGCATTAGTGGCTGTAATATCTCCGTTATTATTTATATATAAACGATGGTTAGTGCCATCGAAATAAAAATTACTATTATCCTGGGTAATTGTAGTGCCATTTGAAAAAAGTATGGAATGGTTTGTTAATGATGGCAATGTAAATTTATTATTCCATGTGGTAGATGAAGATATAGATGCGTCAGGTATTAACCTACTTTCAAGTGCATATGTACCGGCACTATCAGGAACAAGTTGTATCCTGTTTGCAGTTAGCAAAGACTTACTTACAGTCCAATCAAATCCATTTGAACCTTTTACTGAAAATCTACCGCTGGCGTCTGCAAAAATATAGTTATGCCCACTTGGCGGAGTTGTTGGGTCTGTTGATTGTGTTGCTAAGTCGATAAAACCAGTTCCAGCTGTTCCATTAATTGCGATACTATTTGGTATTAATTGTCCTGAAAATGAGTTTCCAGCAGTTGCCACGGTTTGCAATGTAGGCGTACTTCCATTCGCCGAATAATTCACATCCCAACTCGCGGCTGTTGTTCCAGATGTGCCGTTAAAACGAAATGTTGCCGACGTACCTGCTGCCATAGCTTGCACAGTATTACCGCCGCTTGATTGAACCGTAACAACCCCAGTCGAATAATTACTTCTTTGAAATGTATACCCTGTTATAAGAGTTAAAACAACAGGCAATACTAGTGTTTGTGTAGTTGTTCCTGTAAAAGAACCGTTTTTAGCGGATGATACTAAAAGTGTAGTTGTTGAACCTGATGTTACTATCGATTGGTAATTCTCAATTAAATTATTTATAAATGAATTTGCATTGCCGTCCCTAACCATTACATTAAATGCAGTTGCGGTTGTTTCAAAGCCTGGCCCTGCGGTATTTAATACATATGGATCAGGAATGGTACCAGTACCAGTAAATGTTCCAGTAAGGAAATTAGCCGCATTACTCGTATAAACTAGAGCTGTTGTCCCGATAGTAATAGTAGATGTAGTGGTTTGTGTAAATGTTACGCCTATATATAAAGTACCCAATTGTACATAAACCTTCGATCCGGCTGCAAGATTGGCGGCTGTGTTTGAATTTGGGTCACGTGTTAAAATGTATGGGTGTGAAGCATCTCCGACTTGAGTTGCATCATATACACCATCGTTTGCTTGTGTTGCTTCATTCCAAACTAAAATCTTATCATTAACCGATGGCGTTGCACCATCAACAGATATAGCCCCGTTGCTATTACCTGTTAATGTAGCCCCGATACCTGATGAACCGTTATTATAAGTATTTGATAATAGCGCCGCTGTGGTAGCGTATTTAGCCACCGTGTAAGAACCACCATTTGAAAATGGCAAAATACCTGTAAATGTTATATTTGGCGTCGTACCACCGCTGGATGCTATATTTCCTGAACCAGTAACTGAAGAAACACCACCTCCCCCTCCCAATCTTCTTGTTACCCATTCATTAGTAACATAAGCTTTTGGCGTGGCTGTAATCTGTGCGGTATCAACGGAGACATCCGCCTTTAAACCTATATGAGTATTTTCGTCTGTGATAGTTACCGGTAAGGCATCATTAAATGTTATTTCCGTATTATGATTTGTATTGACATTTAGAGCTTGAATAGTTATTCCACCATTTGAATTTCCGTTTGCGCTTACTCCATAAAAATGATTATAACCTGCATCGGTAGCATCCATTATTACATCTGCTAGTCCATTTACACTATTAAAGTAAAAACCATTACTATTAGGATCTTGTACTTGAAATGTTGTTGGTGAACTACTTCCTAATAAATTAAAAGTAGTAGTAGTTCCCGCGGTTATGTTTACAATCCTGCTTGTGTTTACAGTTCCATTAATA